TCTGTTCTACAGTATCCTTCACTCTCTCCTTTATAAGAAATAACACAAGGATTAACTAGTATGTTTATAATATGATATTGTGCCCATGCTTTCTGTGTTTTATTCCATTTAGATTCTTCTGCACCAACTATTGCTATTTTCATATATACCTAAACTCCCTTACCTTTTCCTCTTGTTTATGTGTAAATCCTAAACTATTCAATATCAAATGTATAAGTACTGACATTAACCAACTATCTTTAGGTACTCTACCAAATTCATCTTGTATAATGTTAGCACATTTACCAAATACTTTTAGGAGTTTAACAAATTCCTCTACTTTCTGATCTTGTGATATAAATGAATAATGCCATCCTTCATGATAATTTTTAAAGTAATCTTGTATTCCATATTTTCTAGTTATTCTATTATATGCATCTTCTAGAAGAAAGTAAGGTAGTGCATCATATTTAGTATCTAGCTTCTCTAATGAAGATATTATAGAATGTATTTGTTCTTTAGTGGCTTGTACTCTTAAAGCTATATATGCATCTCCATATGTTACAGCTCCATTAGGATAATGGTATGCCATAGTTTCATACAATACATGATATTCATTAATGTCACATTAATGGTTTAATGACATCTACAATGAAATCTTCTCTCTCATCATGTGAATAGATATCTTCTCCTATATAGATTCTAATACTATAATTCATTTTATATTATCTCTGGAAATCTCTTATGCCAATAATACATAATTATAAAAGTTACAATAAATACAAATATTACTCCAGCAATTCCATGTTCAATTGGTATAGGTATTACTATTGTTTCTCCCATTATTTTTTAAACCCCAATATTGCTATTTTGTAGACATATTTCTTAGGGTTTCTTTCAAGCTTGATACCATATTTAAATACAGTATTAAAAACTTGTACTCCTAATGCTTCAGGAACGTAAGTAGCTATCATATTATCATTAGCATTAAGAATACCATCACAATATTTCTTAAGTCTAGAAAGTACTCCTTTCTGCCAATATAATAAATTTCTACATTGTCTATCTGTCCAAGTAGGATGCATATTCTTCATATGTTTACTCCAACTCTCTAAATCAAATCTTATTGCAACTAGCATGTATGGTTCACTCATTATTTCATTTATTTTAGGACATGGAGGACATACTTCTTTCTTTCCATAATTAGGACATCCATAAGGATGATTAGGATATGGTAACTTACACCATTCCCAAGTATACTCACTAAGTTCTAATTCTACTCCTTGAAGTGATTCTATATCTACTAAATCATCTATCTTCATTATTTTACATCTTCAAAAATAGTAGGAGCTACATTCTTGACTTCTTTTAACATTCTCTTAGCTAACTCTTGTATCTCCCATTGTGCAGGTGGATGTAATCTTAACTTAAAAAAGTGCAGAAGTTCTCTACCATTCATAGTGATTACAATATTAGTAGTACTTCCCATAGGTAAGAAATATCTAGCATCTTCTCTTGGTATTCCACTTTCAACCATATCATCATATGCTATCCATACTTTTTTTAGAAAATCTTGAACATATAAATTCCAATTCATATCATCTTGTACAGATTTAGGAATCACTATTTCTTTAGGTTTAACAACTCTAGTACTTTGTTGACTATAACTAGCTATTCTATGTCTAACTAATTGATGAGAACAAGTTCTAGATATTCCTTCTACAGAAAAAGTAAAGGAAGCATGTTCTAACACTGAATAATGTCCACTTTGTTTAGCTAATCTAATGTAGTATTCTATTGGTTTATCTAATTCTATTTTATATGCTGGATCTTTGTGTCTACATCCCCTCATAGCTTTAGTTATTGTTAATTCTGGATTCTGAGTGTACGCCATTAGTTTAACTTTCATCATATGGAAAATCTCCTCTTTTATATTTTTCATATTCACAGAGATCACAACTACATTCTACATGATGCCAGTTATCTCTATAATAATCTAGTAATTCATTAGCCATATTCTCTAATTTCCCAGACCAAATCAATAACCATGAAGCTAATTTATATGTGGTGTCTAAGTTAGATTGTATAATTGCTGTCATAATTTCTTTCTGCATAAATTGAGGAATTTTCCATCCTTTAAAAAGCTTCTTTAATATTGAATTTTTTCTTTCCATAACTGATTCATCATTCATTATCTATTCTTCCTCATCAATTTCTCTGTACTCTTTCTGCATAATCCCAAGATAGAAAATGGAGAATTGGACCTAATATTGGAATATAGAATAATGGATCTTCTAGTGCGGATTCATAATAATCTATTTTCTTTCTCTTTCTCTTTTTTATTAATTCAGATGTTCTTAATACTCTAGTTGGAAGACTTGGCTTTTGTACTGAAACAATTGAACCATATTTCTTAATCCTTTCTTGTTCTTCTATCCAGTAACATTCTAGATTATTGTGTCTTTTAAAATGTTTCTTACAAAATGGAGTATTACACCAATCACATCTAATTGTAGCTTCTTTATGACAGAAATAACAGTTTATCAAAAATCTATTCTCCATGCCATTCTTTTAATACCTAAGCATTCATTACATTCACAGTGTTCGCTATGCCAATTATCATTATAATAATCACTTAACTTCCTTACTTGCTTAAGTTTATGGGATAATTCTAATACTTTATATTCAAATTCTCTAGGTGTTTTTGATTTCTCTAATATCTTAAATAAAGCCTTAGTAGCATAGTAAGGTAAATTCCAATTAATAATTATCTGATAAAATTGTTCTTTAGGAGAATTACTCATTCTGATACCTCTACATATACTTTTAATGCTTCTCCTCTTCCAAGAGCTATAACACTTTCTCTAACTTTAATTAAAATAGGACCTCCTTCTAGAGAAGATACTTTCTCAATTATTTCTCCATAAGTTAATCCTAAAGCTTCTAATCTACTTCTAGCTCTTCTACCACTTCTAATTTCAAGTATCTTTGCTTTAGTTTTATCTTTTATAAAATAAAGGGTAGTTATCAATCTCGTATACCCGATTCATCTATTCTAAATACAGCAGTATCTCTAGGTAATGGACAATCAAATGTACAACATCCCCAAGTATTTTCTGTACTAGATATTTGATAACAAGATATCCAGAATGTAACACCATGTTCTAATACTGATCCACCATACAACTTATGTTTAATTCCTTGTTTCATCTGTACTCCTAGTTGTTGTCCAGCATCAGGTACTCCCATAGTTTGAATAGTTAACACTATAGCTACATTATACTTAGATGCTATCTTATTCATGAGTAACATATGTCTTCCAGTTTCTACTGATCTAGGTGTAAGCATTTCTCTTCCAGTATAGAATCCTCTAAATGGAGCAGAGTATGAATCTATAATTATTATTCCAATATCTGTTCCATCTTTTATCTTCTCTTCTATGTATTCTAAGGCTCTAAACAAAGATACAGGATCATCTACATCTTGAGATTCAACAACTAATACATCATCTAAGTTTATTTCTTTACCTTGTCCTTGAGCCATTTCTGTTAATCTTTCTGGTTTAAATGTTTGAGATTCTGTTTCTATCCATGCACCTTTTCTATTAAATTTAGATATCATATTCAACACTAATTGATGACATAACTGAGTTTTACCAGATGATAAGTTACCAGCAAGTGCAGTTATAGCATCTGTTTGTACTCCACCTGAAGTCTTATCATGTTTAAATAATATAGAATCCAGTTTTCTACTATTAGTGCTAATATACTGTATATGCTTGGTTCTATAATCTAGTACTTCTTTAGCTGTTTTAAAAGTTATAGAAGGAGCTAATATTTTAGCTGATTGTATAATCTTAGTTGCTTTAGCTCTACTAACTTTTAAAATTTCTTTAAGTTCATCTGCTCTCATAGTTGAAAGTTTTTCTGGATTTTTAATTCCTTTAGATCTTAATTCTTCTGATGTTTTAGGTCCAAGACCTGCTATTTCTTCTAATTCAACCAATTCTATCCCCTCTTAAGACAATATTCTTTACAATATATATCATCATCGTAATTATATGGAGATATTTCTCTTTCAACAAAAAGACATATATCTCTTAATATTTCACAATATTTGCCACTCAAAACATCCACACTCTTTTCATTAGATTATTTAGAATTCTTCTATCATTTTTCTTCATATCATCTACATTTTTAGGCATATTAGAAAGTTTAGTAGAAATTCTATTTAGTTCTTTTATATTTTCTGTAATCTCTTTAGAAGAATCAGCAGTTCTCCATCTTAAATTATCTTGTATCATATATGCTTTTCTTTGTTGAGAAGAAACTTCAGATAGAGGTTTACCATCTAAGATTCTAACTTCATTACTAAAAGAAACAATCCTTGATTTAGTAGCTTCTACTATCCTTATAGGTAATGAAGCTCTATCAAATATTTTCTTTTCACTAATAGAAACTTTCTTCATTCTACCTTTTAGATAATCTAATATAGGCTCATGTGTTTTTAGTATTTCTAATGTTTCTTTAGCTAATTTAGGATATTTCTCTTTCCATTCATTAATAGTCATTATTTCTACCATTACTTACCAACTTCTAACATTTCTGATTTTATCCAACCTGTAAGTTGGAATTTAAGAATACCATCTTCTTCCCATTCTTTATATTCAGAATTTTTAGTATATGTTTCACTAAATTTCTTCATTCTCTTTATCATATCAGATAGATGGAATACTACTTCAGGAGTTTCCATATAAAGTCCTCTAGCTCTCAATATTATATCCATAGCAATAAGTTTATTCATATTCTCTGTATAAAGTAATGGTTCTATTTGATTTCTAGCCCAAGTTTGCTTCTTCTCATCTTCTATTGTTAGAATCATATCTCTAATTTCTTTGGTTTCATTAACTACTGCCCTTACTTTCTTATCTGAGAAATTCTTGTTAACTATCAATTTAACTATTTTATCCCAATCTTCTCTAGGAGCTAAACTCATTTCATATATAGTTGGATATGGATGCCTCATCAAATATTCGGTGCCGAATATTTCACAAACTTCATAAGCTCTTATCATTTTACCTATTGAAATTTGACTCAAATCAGCTCTCTTTCCTATATCAGTTTGAGTCATACCTTCCTCATTCTTATGTTTATAGAATTTAGCATAATCATACCAAGATAAATCATTAGATGCTCTATTCTCATCATGGCTTTCCCAATCTTTCATTGGATGATTCTTAAATACAAATGCTTCAATTGTCTTATATCCTAAGTCTATCATAGCAAGTAGTCTTTGTTTACCACTTATTAATTTATAAGTTCCATTAATTTTTTCTACACTTATTGGATTGATAAGTGGTGGAAGACTTTTCTCAACTCTTGGAGGAATTGAATTTTTTATTCTTCTAACTCCTTCTTCTGTTGGTTCACTTCTTATATTTCCATCTAACTCTATTTTTTCTATTTCTATTTCTTGAGTATTTCTCACTTAATCACCCTATCAAAAAATGATTTCATCCTATTTCAAGGAATCTTCAGGGGTGTTATCAATATGCTCATGTTCTTTGACATATTTGATATGACTACATATTCTTTTTTTAACACTATAATAGAAACAATCACAATGCCATCCTCTATAATCTAAACTTACTAAATATTCCTTTTTAGTAGTTAATACTTTCCAAGTTCTGTATGATACTCTATCATACTTTAGTATTTCTGTCATTAGATTCAGCACTCATTTTATCTGATATTAATCTAGTTAAAACACTAGCTGTCTGATCCATTATTTTCTTACTATATCCAAATTTATTCACTATATAATTAGCTAATATTGGTCTAAGTAAAGTGTCATCACTTACAAATATTACTGAATAGGAATGTGGACTCATTTCCTTTATTTTCTCTATTTTACCTTGTGAGGATAATTGTAATTCTCCTATGTAGTCATGTTCAGTAACAAATACATTTAATCCAACAAATTCTCCACCAGTTACACCAGAATAATAGATATGAATACTTCCAAAACTCATTTTAAATATAAAGTTTCTACTTACCTTTAGCAAATCTTCCATAGATGTTACTTCCATAATTTGATATTTCATTATCTCATACTCCATATATTTCTAACATTGAAAATAGATATATTCCAAACATACATAAACTTATTAAAGAATACATAAAATTAAGAGGAAAGCTCAATTGTATAAAATCAAGAAGACCATATATGACAGAGCATATAACAATTAAACTAACAATAAATATGAAAATCTTTGTTAATAAATCAGCTTCCTCTTTCTTTTTCATTTATTCCCAACCTGATATTTCTTCAAGACTAAAACTTATCATTATATATTTCTTAGGAAAGTACTTTTGTTCTCTATTCCATTCATTAATATCCTGTTCATAATATCTAAGTTTCTCTTCAAATGTTATATCTTTATGATGCATTGCTGTTTTTGTAGGAAAAGTAGGTTTACCATCAGTAATTTTAGGTACTAAAGATTGTTTCCTTATTATCTCAAAGTGTGTATCAAAGAATCTTTTAAATAATGGAGATTGAGCACATAGAGAATTTATTACATGTTCAGTTATATTCATTTTAATAATCTCTAAAAATAAATTCCTTTATTTCTTCCCAACATTTATTACATAAATCAATTAAAATTGATTCATAGGTATGAGTAGATCCGCTAGGTCTTACTACACTTAATTCCCATGTTTCACACTCTAAATCAATAACTTTTTGGCATTTGTCGCATATTATTTTTCTCATTTTAATACAGCTCTTAACATTTTAATGATGTCTTTACTTTCTTGATCTTTCTTCAAGTATCCACCCCAGAAACCAGAGTGTCCACCACAAGCAAATCCATAATCTTCTAATTTAGTTCCTATATAATCTGCTAAGTCTCCTCTAATAGAGAATTTCTTAGTTCCATCATTAATTACCACCCAAGTTTTAGAGTAATTCATAGAACCTAATGTACTACAAATTCTAGATCCTACCCTTTTATCACTTCTTATTGAAACAACACTACAATAATGAGTAACATTATTTTCAACTATTCCTTCTCTGAATATATTTCTAATTTCTTGGTCTATAGATTCTACATCATTCTTTAATGCTATATTCTCTAGAATATCAATAGGATTTGTAGCTCTACATATTATTTTATATGCCATCTCAGGATTACCCATTCTGCATGAAGCATTTATAGGAGAAGATAAATGTTTATACAAAGGATATGGATATTCTTTAAACTTACCATATTGTCCTCTGTAGATATTACCTCTAGTTTCTAATAGTATAGGAAACATATCCCATATCTCTATAGGAACTTTCTCTGCTTGTCCATCTCCTACTAATCCACCTACTACTTTCCATTTCTCTTCATTAGGTATATGTTCTTTAAATAAATTATATATTATCCCTGTAGTTGGAATGAAATCATGTATATAGAAATCAGTAGGAGATACTTCTGATATTTTGTGATGATCTATTATCACCATTTCTTTTGGAGTGTTAGACATAGGTGAACCAAGATCAAGCACTACATCAGGAACATATATTTTCTCTTCATCTCCTACTGTTTCTTTTATTTCATTATAATCTCCAAATATCCAAGGAAAGAATACTCTATCTATTTCAAATACTGTAGATAACAATGCAGCACTATAACATCCATCAGCATCATAATGAGTTGCTACTATAAGTGGTTCTTTATCTTTTAAATGTTGATATATATTCATTAATCTTCTTCTCCAAGTATAGCTAGTCCTTCAGCCCATTTCTGAAAGGCTCTTAAGGCTTTAGATGAAGTACAATGTGATAGTTGTCTAATAGCCATACCTGCATACTTTAAAGCAGATTGTATTCTTTCTTCTTCTGTTTTAGTTTTTATTTTCTCACTCATTTTAAATCACATTTTTCTTTAATCTAATATATGCAAGGAAATATAAAAGTGTGTCTCAGACAGACTTAAATATCTCAAGAAATAAGATATTATAAAAGATGTTAAAATTGGGTAAAAAACTAATTTTTCCAGAAACAAGTGATTTCAAAGAGGGCGATACTTTCATTCTAATAGGAAAAAAGAAGAAAGATACTTGGGATTCAATTATGGTATTTATAAATGATTTTTCCAAATTAGAATTTGACAAACAAAATGAGCATATAGATTATTGTTTTAGTAAATTAAAAGAAAGATATAAAGATCTGGTTTTTAATATTAAAAAGAAAAAGGAGGAATAAAAAATAGAAATATTAAAGAAATATTCTGAGAAATCAGGGATACCAATTGAGGAAATAACAGAGAGATATGAAGAATTATGCAAGGAATTTGATAACAAAGCTAAAGCATTAGATAGATTGAAAGGAGATATTCTAAGAGAAAGCGGAAGTTTAAGAAGTTCTGCTATAATGTGGTCAGGATTTATCTTTGGAGATACTGGAATTATAGACTTTGTAGATCTTATGAAGAGAAAAGCTAAGAAAATGTATGAAAATCCAAATACAAGAGATTTTGCCATCAATAAACTTAAAATAGTTAGTAGAGATGGAATACCTCTTGATACTAGAGATCAAGTAAACTTTAAAGATAATCCTAATATTGGTCAACCATTGAAAGGACATTCATACTCTAGAACTATGTATGGTGTAGCAGGAAAAGGAAGACAAATGGAAGAAATAAAGTTCTTTACATTGAACTTTAATGATGATGTAGCTAAAGAAGATAAACCATATGAATTCTATAAAATGTATATGTTCAGAGGAACTGTAGGAAAGACTGATTTAAATATGCATAAAATAAATGCAAAGTCAGTAACTAAGTTTGATCCTAGCCCTAATGGAGATCTCTCTTGGGATGAAAAAGCCAATCTTATTTTGAATTCTGGATACAAGATTTGGAAAGTATCAGATATAGAAAAAGCATTTGGCATGAATAAAGATCCTAAGAATGATGATAGAACTAATCAATCATACCCACTATTGATTAGATGTATTGCTAGGGAAATAGAATATTCAGTAAATGATCAAGGAAACAGAAAAATGGAAGTAGATGATGAAGAAATGTGGGGTGGATCTTATACTGTATGGATTCCAGAACATTTACCTTTAGACTTTGGATTAGACACTAAAGTATTGTTAGCAGGAAACATAATGAAAGGAGTATTCAATGAACAAGTGCAATACAATATAAATGCAGAAGGTATATTCCCTTTACCAAATTACTTCCAAAGGAACTAATAATATACTGGTGATGAAATTTGCCTATTGGAAGACTTGTTAAAGAAGGAGAAGCTCCTCCTTCTGCATTCACTATTTCTAAAAATAATGTTAGAAAGAGTCCTATAAACAAAGAAGCTTTAGAATTGTTATCAATGTCAATAGCAGAAGATGGAGTAACAAATAGAGTTATTGTAAACCCTAAAATGGAAATAATAGCTGGACAAAGAAGATATCTATCATGTATAGAAACTAAAAGAAATGTTCCATATGTTATGTATGACTTTGAAGGCTTAGAATATGATTCTTGGATATGTGAAATGTGTACTTCTTTCCAAGAAAATCATCAACATAGAGATGTAGAGTCTGTAGATAAAGGAAAAGCAGTTATAGAATTACATGAAGTTGGAAAATTACAATTTGATAAGATAGCTAAATTAATGGGTGCAAGTTTACCTTCAGTATATAATTGGTACAATGAAGCTAAAGGACCACAAGCATTAAGAAATTCTGTTATAGAAGAACATAAGAAAGAAGAAGTACTGAAGGAAGAAAAGAAAAAAGAGAAAAAAGAGAAAGAAAAGAAAGCACAACCAACTTTAGATGAAACTCCAGTATTAGATGAAAAGCTTATGATATTGGAGAAACTTAGATTAAAATGTAAGAAACTATGGGATCAATTACCTCAAGGATTAAGATATAGAGCTTTAGTGATTAGAATTATAGATAGTGATTGGTGTAAACATATTAATGGTATTCCTAACTATGAGAAGATAGAGAAAGTATTACTTTATTGTATTAATGGTGCTAAGTCTAGAGATTTAGAGAGTATGGCTAAAGATATAGGAAGAAATATTCCTGTAGATTTAGAATTTAGGATGGAAGTACTACAGAATATAGAAAATTACGAACTTAGACAATTTAGATTACCTAAAACACTCTTCAAATATTCTAAACCAATACAGAAAAGAAGAGGTAATATGGATTCTAATCAAATGGTTGCTGAAGCTATAAGAGATTGGATAGAGAAATGGACAATAGAAGAGAAATGGGAAACAGAAGTTACAAGTAAAACTCCAGAGTGCTTTGAAAAGAAATGAAATTATCAGTTTGCACTGTAGATTATTCTATAGAAAGACAAGACACTATCATTGATAGATATAGACATCCACTTCTCCATCTTTTTTGTAGAGATTCTAATTTTAATAGAATAGAAGTTTTAGTTGATTGGTTTATTCCTTATTTTTATATGCAGAATAAAGATTATAAAATTATACAAGACAAATATTATTATGTTAAAGAAGCTCAGAGAGGATATAGAGATTTATCTGGAAATAGATTAACCAGAGTATATACTTTTACTCCTCCTCAAGTTGGTTCATTAAAGAAATTATTAAGAGATATAAACGTTAAAAGTTATGAAGCAGATATATTGTTTCCTCTAAGATTTTTAATAGATTTATTAATTTATACTGGTATAGAATACAGCATCTACACTAAAGAAATTATGGGACCAATAGATGCTCCATCTAGATTTAAGAAATTAATAATAGATATAGAAGTTGATTATGAAAACGAAGAAGACATAGATAACTTTAGAGGAGAAATAATAGTATATGGAATATATGATGAGTATACAGATGAATATCATATACTATCTACTAAGAAAATAAATAAAAAGATACTTGAAAAAATTCTGATAGAAAAAGGTAAGAAAATAAATTTATACCATTTGAAATCAGAAGAAGAGTTACTAATTAAATTAATTAATTTATTTGACATTATACAACCAGATGTTATTATTACATTCTCTCCTTGGGACATGAAATATACTATAGGTAGAATGAGAGCATTAAAACTTAATCCTAGAAGATTATCTCCTATGAATATAGCTAGAATATTTGGAGATGGAGCTAAGATATCTGGATTACAGATTTTAGATATAGGAGAAATGTATAGAACCACATTGAGAAAACAAAAATTTGAAACATTAGAATTTATAGCTAAAAAAGAACTTAACTTAGATGCATTTTACCATAATGAAAATGTACCTGATATGTGGAGAGAAGATTATAAGAAAGTATTTAAAAGAAACTTAAGAGATGTGGAATTAGTTAAAATATTAAATGAAGAGTTACAATTATTCACTTATTTTGATACTATTAGAAGAACAGTTGGATGCAATCTTTCAGATACAATTTATAGATCAAGAGTAGCTGATATTTTAGATTTAAGAAATGCTAAGGAAGAGAATGTAGTTCTTCCTAGTAGAAGATATTATCAACATATAGATTATGAAGGAGCTAAAGTATTCAAATGTAAAACTGGTAAATACACTAATGTTTTAGTAGTAGATTGGTCAGCTATGTATCCTTCTATTGTTAGAGTATTAAATATAGGATATACTACTTTTATTCCAGGAAAATTTGAAGGAACATTCTTTGAAATAGAAAATTTACAGGGAATGTTTCAAACATCTACTGTTCCTTCTTTTGTTATTAAAGCATTTGATAAATTAGAACCATTAAGAAAACCTCATAAGAAATTAGCTAAACAATATCCTTCAGATAGTAAAGAACATAAATATCATAAGGCAGTAGCAGATGGATTAAAGTCTCTAATAAATGCAGAATATGGTAAGTTCGGATTCTCTGGTAATTGGAAAGAAAGGAAACCAGCAGCTAGATTATATGAACCTAGAATAGCAGCAGCTATTACTTATGTAGGAAGAATGATTCAAGAAGCAACATATGAATATCTAGAGAAATTAGGATATACTGTAGTGTATGGAGACACAGATAGTTTATTTATACATATAAATAATCCTAATGAAATAGATAAGATAATTTCTATGTTAAATAAATTTGTAGAAAATTTACTTAAAGAAAAATTAAAAACTTCTAGTTCATTAGAATTAGAGAAAGATAAATTATTTACTACATTAGCTTTATTAACTAAGAAAAGATATGGTGGAAAGAGAGAAGATGGAACTTATGAGTGGAAAGGACTAGAGTTAGTAAAACGAGATCAAGCTGTAGTTACTCAAGAAGTACAAGAAATATTACTTAAGAAAATTTTAAATGGTGCTACTTCATATGAAGTAGAGAGAACATTTCTAGATTATTGTGATAATTTTAACAGTAAAACTATACAGGACATAGCTATGCCATTAAGATTAACTCAGAAACCAGAAGATTATAAAACTCCATCATACCATCTTAAAGCATTTCTATATTCTAGGGATATCCTACATATTCCATTAGAAGTTGGTAAGAGATTTTACTTAGCATATATTAAGGATATACCAGAACAATATCCAACTATGTTTTCAGTAACAACTAGAGAAGGAACTAGACAACATAAAGTAGATGCAATAGCATTTAATAAAGTAGAAGAAATACCAGAAGGATTTACTGTAGATTATGAAATAATGAAAGAGAAAACAGTAATAAATAAAAGTGAGGATATATTATCTTTAATTGATATAAATATTGATAAATTGGAGAAGGAAGTAAAAGGATATGTACCTCTTACTAAATTTGTATAATGCTGGTGAATATCATGAGTGATGAAAATAGTGTTGATTATGAAAACCCAACTAATCCACATTTTATAACAGCTAAATTCTGTAATGAGAGATTTCTAAGAATAACTGAAATGATTGAAGATAAATTTACTACATTGTCAGATAAAATGGACTCATGTACAGATAATTTTAATTCATATATGAAAGAAATTAAAAATGAAAATAAGAAAAAAAGAAGAGATTGGAGAGAATTAATATTTTCAATTTCTGGAGCTGTTGCTGGTGGTATAATTATAACATTAGTTTTACATGCTTTTGGTGTTTAATATGGATACTGTGATAAATGGTTTAATTGACAAATATTGGAAAGAACTTAAAAAGAAAAGGAATGTAAATGGGTTTTCTGGTACTTTAAAACCTAAAGAAAGTGAAGGTATAATATATCCAGATAAACCTAGTTTTAGAATATATGTAGAAAAGAAATTACCTAAAGAACTTGTATCTCTAAAGGATTTAGTACCTAAAGAAATAGATGGTATTCCTACTGATATAGTTGAAATTGGAGAAGTAGTAGCTTTATCTTGTAAAGATAATCCTAGACCAGTAAGAGCAGGATGTAGTGGTATGTCATATTATCTTACTGCTACTGCTTGTACAGTTGGTGGATTTGCTAAGAATAAGAAACTATTGGAAGAACAATTTATAGGTATATTAGCTAACAATCATTGTTGTGCAAATGAAAATACTTTACCTAAGTTGACTCCATATACAGTACCAAGTAAATATGATACTGGAGATTTAAACGATAAAGTAGGAGAATTATGGAGATATGTTGAACTAAAGTTTACTGATTTTAAATGTCCATATAGAAATACATTATATAAAATGTATAGATTCTTCAAGAGAGATACACTCATAAATAGAGTTGATATAGGGTTAGTTAAAATAACAATACCTCTATCAGATGTAATATTTGAAGTAGAGCAGATAGGAGCACCAAAGGGAAAGAGAAGAGGAATTGAAGGAGAATTACTTCATAAATTTGGTAGAACAACTGGATACACTAAAGATGGTAAACTATATGATAATGATTGGTATGGAAGTGTTAGGTATAGTAGAGGAACATTAATGTTTGGTCCATGTGGTTTAGTTATGAAGAATGGATTCTCAGCAGGTGGAGACTCTAGTAGTTTAATATTAGCTATGGAAGATGATTTCTTACTTGGTAACTTATTTGCAGGAAGTAATGTTAGTACTATCTACTGTCATTATGACTTTGTAGAGTCTGACTTAGAGGTAGAATATATTGTCCCTTAAGTATAGGCTTATATGGCATATACTTTTTAATGCAGGATATTTTACTTTTCTTTGGGGAGCATTTGAATTTGCTTATACTTTAGGTTCACCTATTTGGAGTGGTACATTTGAAGGATTACCTATTCCTCATCATTATTTAATAGGAGCCTTTATAGTTTATGTTGGATATATATTGTTAAGTATACAAGATTTAATAACATTATCAAATAAGGTGAATGTTAAATGAAATTAGAATATTCTATAAGCACTATTATGTGTATTCTATGGTCATTATGGTATGCAAAAATAGAAACAATATTGTTACCAGCAAGTAACAAAAGTATTTTCTTATTTCCAAAACCATCAATATATCATTTCTTTATGTTAATGTTAGTTATTATAATGGCATGGTATCCTTTCATAGATGATGCTATTAAGAAAAAGAATAGATTAGCTTCATTATTTTATGGTATAGGAAATATAGCTTTAATGACATTCGTAGAAGATAGATTATATTTTGTATGGTTAGGAAGATTCATTAGACCTGATGAATGGACATGTGCTGGTTGTTATGTACAGTTATCTTGGGGAGATTGTATTCCATGTTGGTATTTTATCTCTATATCACTTATGTTTCTATTCTATGTTTTAAGTATTAACCGAATAAGATATAAATTAGCAAAATATATATAAAAAAGAGGTTTAAATATGGTGAAGAAATTTACTCTAACAACTTCAACTACTCTTATATCTATAGGTGTATTTTTCCTTACAGCAGCTCAAGATCAGTATGCTCAAGGAAATATAGAATTAGCATTAGGATTTGGAGCTATAGGTGGAGTTTTAGTTGGAGCAGGAATATACCTTTTACTTAGAGAAGGAGATATTCTGTTAGAAACTCTAAAAACTAAGTAGGAATAAATAGATGAGTGCAGTAAGAGATGCCATCAATAGTATTCGTAAGACTTTAGCAAATTCTATTAGTCCAAAACCTAAAGAAGAAACTACTGAATTATCATCTGACTTATATGTGGTTACTACACATGCAGGTAAGAATAAAGATGATAGCACTCTATTTGCACAACTTGAAGAAAGAGTAACTAAGACAGTTCCATTAAGTAAATTAGAGAAATTATATCATTTAGATGCTTTAACTTTTAGAGTAATCAATGATTATATAGATTGGATGATTGGTCCAGGATACTTTCTAGAAGGAGAGAAAGAAACAGTAAAACAATTATTAGAATGGGCAAAGACTATTAAACTTAATAGATTAATGGAAGAAATAGTTAGAGATTCCTTCTTAGCTGGTAATGCATGGGTAGAACTTGGTTATACAACTGATGAAAAAGACATAACAAAAGCTCAGATAGTGAATCCAAAATACATAGATTATATTAGAGATGAACAAACAGGATTTGTTAAATTAGAGAAAGACGGTGACTTTACTGGATTTGTTAGATCTGGTGGTATTTATTTTGAGAAAATTAAATGGAAGAAGAATGTAATAGAAGTAGGAGAAAAGAACATAAGAGTAAGAAGTGATGGTAGAGATAGAATTTCTCATTTTAAGTTATGGGGATTAGGAGAATCATTTCTAGGATGTACTCCTTTAGAATCAACTTATAGACAAGCTATTATTAGATTAAATATTTCTAGAAATGTAGGTGAAGGAGCATATAGAAGTGGTGGATTAATAATTACAGTAGGAGATGAAAACGTAGTTCCAACTAATGAACAAGTAGATAAGATAGCAGAAGAATTTGAGGATATAGAAACAGATAATATATTTACCTTTAAAGGAATAAATAAAATCCAAGTAGAAAGATTACCTTCTCCAGATCTTACAGGAAGTGAAAGATTACTTTATTACTATGCTGACATTATGTGTACAGGATTAGGTAAATCTGTATCACTAGTAATGGAGCCACCACAAACAGGAAGAACAGCATATGCAGATGTTAAAGCTATAGAATTTGAATATAGAGTAGAAGCATTACAAGTAAGATTAGCTGATCAAATATTAGAAAAAATATTTTACAAATATATGGATGCTAATGGAATACCTAGAGAAAATCTTACTGCTATGAAATTTAAATCTAAAATACCTGCTACTACTTTAGCTAAAGCTAGAAGAATAGCTACATTAGCTAGAAGAGCACTAATTAAATATGATCCAGAGTTAGAGAAACATTTAAGACAATTAGAAGATCTACCAACAAGTATGTTAGATGATATGATATATGAATGGAAGAAAACTGGTAAGTTACCAGAAGAAGAACCAGAAAAAGAAGTAAGAGAAAGACCTCCTGAAGATGCAGAGGAATTTATGGAAGAATTAACGGAAAGGCTTAGGAATGAAATGTAGATATTATGAGATAGAATGTCATTTAGAAGTAGTACCTACAGATTGTGAATATTGCCCATTGTGGAGAGAATTATTAACTTATAGATATAAAGAATACAATAAGAAACTTAAGAAACTAAAGACTTTTATAATTCCAGAACCAAAGAAAAGATTACAGACAAAAGAATTTGATATTTCAGGAACACTTGAATAAATTGGAAAATGAAGATTGGTATAAATTAAAAATAGAAGAACCACTTAGAAATCTTGTGAAGTTACTTAGAAATAATGGATTTAATACTACTTGTAGCTGTGGACATTATCCTGAACCATATGTTCATATTAATTGCTGTGAAACTTATGAGATAGATAAATTATATAGCTTACTTACTGAACATAGGTATAAAAACTTTGTAATTAAATTTTACTGGTATAATTATAATAGATTGAATGAGTTTAAGAAAAGTATAGAAATTATGTTTAATGTTCCTAGAGTTTTAATAAAAGAATCAGACATTAGAGATATGAATTATGAGTCTTCATGATATAGATAAAGTTAAACATTTTACAGATAAAGAACTTGATAAATTTCTTGTATTTTGTTTACTTGATAGAGCAATGCCTTATACAAGAGTTTGTGAAATATTTGATGAATTAGATTCTTATGATATGACAATTAGAGATTCTATTAAAAATAAAACATTAAATGAAATCAGAGAAATATTGAAGAAGAATGGACATAGATTTCCAAATCAAACAAGTACATATATTAAAGAATTTGGAAACTCTACTATAGATTTAAGGAACATATCTAGAGATGAATTAATATCAAAAGTAAGAGGAATTGGATTAAAGTTAGCTTCTATGTTTTTAAGAAACACTAGAGGAGATAAAGTAGCTGTTATAGATAGGCATATTAGAAATTGGTTAAAAGAACAAGGAATCGAAGAACAATCCTATAAAAAATTAGAAATCGAATTTCTTAAGAAATGTGAAGAGTTGAATAAAAATCCTTATGAATTAGATATAGAAATATGGCAGTTAAGAAGAAGGAAATAATATGAATAAACCTATAAAAGAAGATAAAGAATCAGAGATAGAAGAAATAGTAGTTGACATGAAAGAAATTAAATGTTACAAATGTGGTACTATTCTTAAAATACCAATCCCTGTATGGGGACAGAGAAGAATAGATATACTACAAAAAAGATTAGAAAGATTGATAGCAGAAGAAGATAGAGTAAAAGAAGAAATAGATTATGTTTTAAAAATGATAGAGAAGAGTTAGATATGAAAATAGAAGAAGCATTAAAAATAGAAAGAGAAGACTTTGAAAAAAGAATGAAGATAAGAGAAGCTAAAGGACATGACTATGCTAAGATAGATGCTGATATATTAGCTAACTTTAAAGTAATGGCTGATATACAAGCAGTACTAATGAAGCATGGATATAGGATACCATTAGAAAAATCTTATGGTACTGCTTTATGGCATCAGATACATAAGATAATAAGACAATTGAATTTCTGGAATGAAGGAACTGATCCTATGAATGAATCTCTTATGGATACATATTTAGATGAAAGTAATTATTTAGACTTAAAGAAGGAGTGTTATATTGATGAGAAAGGGAATAATGCCTCCACATAGAGTATATGAATGCATTAAATGTGGATGGATTCATCCTACTGAAATTAAGGAAGAATTCTGTCCTATGTGTGGAACAATGATAATGACTCATACAAAATGTGGTAATAAAGTTTATAGTAAAAGATTTGGAGAAATGACTAAAGTATATTGAGGTATAGATATGAATGAAGATTTTTTCTGGAATATATGTGAAGAAGAACTATTAAAATCTAATTGTTGTCTAATACACTTTGGTAGTTGCTTAGTGAAAGATGGAGTAGTGATAGGTAGAGGACATAACTATGCTCTGAATCCAGAATGTGCTACTTACTGTATAAAAAATAAGATAAAGAATTTAGAAGTAGGAAAGAATTCTGCACTATGTTATGCTATTCATAGTGAATGGATGACATTAATAGATGCTTTAAGGAATAAACCTAATATGGTTAAAGGTTCTACACTATACATTATAGGAAGAAGACCTGATGGTAGTTTATGGAAATCTAATTTCTTTGCTTGTACCATTTGTAGTAGATTATTGAACTATTGTGGAGTTAAAGATCTTAAAGAGAAGAAACATGGTGGAATTTGGCACATTACTATAAAGGAAGCATTAAAAAGTTCAATAGATCACATACTGGAGAAATAAAATTGGAATATAGAGAAACAGTTAAACAACATATAGAAGAAGCAGTAGAGAAGAAAGAACAAGATAAAGATAATGAAGACTATTGGGCATGGGTAATAGGAGAACTATTATCAGATTTAAGAGATTTTGAAACTAGTGGAAAAGAAAGATGGAGTAGAGAACCTATGGATAAAGCATTTCAGAAGTATAAAAGAATAGTTAGAAGACCATCACAAGATATCTTAGATATGATGAGAAGATTTATGGATGATGATTTCTGGAGAACATAATATTGAAAATAGAAGATGCTTTAAAAGATATCTATAATAAAGAAGTATACACTATGACTTCTTACATACTAGGTGAATATACAGATAAAATGAAAAGTATTCCAAGTTCTATATCTAGGGAATATCATCATGGAGAGTCTCAGGAAAAACATATAGAAGAAGTGTTAGATATTTTATATGAACTTATGAGAGAATTTAATATTCAAGGTGATGAAAGAGATATTCTTATATCTGCTAGTATATTACATGATATTTCTAATTGTATATTTATATCAGAAGAACATAATGATAAAGAGTTTCAGAAATTATATGTGGGTAAGCTATGGAGAAGTAATGAAGCATACTTTTATCATCCTTTACTTTCATCTTTTATAGTTGGAAAATATATATTAGAAACTAAAAATCCAGATTGGAGATTATTTAAAATAGCTAGAATAATATCTACTCATATGTCACATTGGTTAAATAAATATTGTCCAGAACCTGATGACTTATTGGGATATATATTATGTGTAGCTGATTATATAGCAAGTAGAAAGAAGGTGATATTTAACTGATAATTGGAGTAGACATTGACGGAGTTATAGCTGATATAGATTTACCTATGTTAAGAGTAATAGATTCATTAACAGATAAAGAGGCTAGAGATAATATAGAGAAATATTATTATGCATATAGAAAATTAGAGTTAGATCCTCAGTTAATATCTAACTTTCCTAATGATAAAGTGATATTAATTACAGGAAGACCTAATTATCTTAAAGAAACTACTAAAGAATGGTTAAAGAGAAATAAAATAAGTTATAATAAGTTAATATTCTGTAATCATAGAGCACCATTTGGACAATTTAGTAAGAAAGAATTAGATACATGGTTTAAGAAATTAGCAGAGAAGAAAGCTAAGATATTAAAAGAAGAAAAAGTAGAAGTGTACTTTGAAGATACTCCAGATATTATTAAATGGTTAAGAGAATTATGTCCTAATATTAAGATTATACAATATGGGTTACGGAGCTTAAAATCACAATGAGTAGAAAAAATTTAAGATATAAAATAAGAGAAGATCCATCTATTTTAGTGGGATTCCTTATAATCATAATAATAATAATAGTTACAATCTATTGTATCTTAAATGGGATTGGTTGTTAATATGAAATGTCCTGAATGCGGAAGTAAAAGTATAAGAGATAGAGGATGGAGAAAGAGCTTTGATGAATGGACTCACTGGAGTCAATGTAATAAATGTGATTACTATAGTATAGATAGTTCATTTTATGAAAAGAATATTTGGTGGTGGATTTAAATATGAAATATCTTAAATGTGATTATTATATTAAAATTGGAGATAAGATTGATGAACAACATAAACTATGCCCAAACTGCTACTTTGAGACTGATTTACGCATGATGAAGAGTGTTTGTGTTGAGTGCATACGAAAAGTGATTTCTGGTGAAGAATCAAATTTCCAAGCTAAAGAAGGATGGATTGAATTTTAAATTTAAAAAGAAATGTCCTAAGTGTAAAGGAACTGGAACCTTGTTTGATAATAAAAAGGCATATACTTGTGAAGAATGTAATGGTATAGGTGAAATAGATGCATCTTAAAGAAATGATGGAAGAAATAGGTAAATTAGTAAAAGCTAAAGGACATGGAAATCATCCTATATTTGTTCCTATAAAATTACTTAATGCTAGTTCAGAGATAGGAGAAGTAGCTAGTAAATGGAGAAAGGGATTACCTAAAGAGGATGTAGCAGAAGAAATAATAGATATATTCTTTATGTGTCTAGATGCTTGGAGGCTCTATTGTCCTGAATTAGATCCTGATAAAGTATTTAAGGATAAACTATATAAGAATTGGAATAGAAAGGATAAATATGGGTTTAAAGGGGTTGAAGAGTGGAAAAAATTGTTAGAGGAGTATAAAAGTGAGCAATAAGGAAATATATGCAATCTTAAAGAAAATAAGCAAGTATGTGTGTTTAGATTTATGTCCTTACTCACTAGTTGATTGTCCTTCAGATTGTAAATTCCAAAAGTACCTTATACAAGTTATACAAGAATTAGATAAGAAGTGATAATATGGCATTAAATTTAGAAGATTTAAGTAAAGAAGAATTACTTAAACTATATTGGAAAGAAGATAAAACTATGACTGAAATAGCAAACATGTATGGTTGTGCAAGATCAACTATTTCAAGAAGAATGTATAAATGGAATATTCCTAGAAAAGAACAAGAAACTACAGATGAATTTACTGATGAAGAAATACGAGAAATACTTTTAGAAGATCTTAAGAAACTTAAACCATTAAAATATAAGTTTAAAGATAGAAAAAGTATTTTTGTACCAATTCCCATTAAAGCATTTGAAAAGAATAAAACTGGAGAAGCTAGAGTAACTCTAGTTATAAGTGATTTACATCTTGGTGATACTGATCATTTACCATTAACTTATTGGTCAACAATTCATAATGTAAAATTAGTTCTTAAAGTATTAACATCTACTTTTAACATTCCACATATAAATATAATATTGAATGGAGATATTGTATGTGGAAGAGGAGTATTTAGATTACAAGAAGTTAGAACAATAACTTCTAGAGGTCATTGGCAAACAGCATTAGCAGAAATGGTGATTAAGGACACTATAGATCAAATAAGTAAAACACTTGAAGTGAATGATGTTTTCATTATTAAAGGTACACATGAGAAGTTAGCAGAGAATTATGCTATGTATATTAAAAGAGCTATGGATAATGTAAAGTATGGTGGACATCATATGATATATAACATTGGAGAAGACTTAGGAAATTTTAATATACTTTTCACTCATGGATATGGTTCTAATGCTTACTATCCAATAAGTTATGATTTAATTAGAGATGTATGGAAAATAATAGGTCAATATAGACTTAAAGGAATACCAATAGAGAGAGTATGTATAGGTCACTATCATTGGTTATCTACAGATATGAACTTTGAATCATTCATATTAGATAGTACTGGTGCATTTCAAAGATGGGAGAAAACTATTAGTCAAAGACCAAGTGGAGTACTTATGTATTTATTCTTTGATAATGAAGTAGGTGTTATTCCTATAAAACCAGATCCAGATGTATATACTGATGAACTTGAAGACTCTGCATTAGAATATAAAAACATGAGATATTATGCTGAGAAGTTACTTAAACATCTAGAAGAAATAGAGAAAGTGAAAGTGGATTAATTGGAAAATATATTTAATAATGAAGAATATAAATGGATTAAATGTTTAAAACATGGAGACTTTGTAGGAGTAGATTATTGTCCAATATGTGCAGAAGAATATACAACAAAAACATTAAATGATGTATGTAATTTGTTAAATAGAATTATTTCATTATTAGAAAGGATGGTAAAATAGACAATGCCTAGTCATGGATCATTAAGTAAAGCAGGTAAAATGAGAGATAGATTACAGTTCAAAAGAGGATTTAGAGAAGAGGAAAAAGTATCAAGAAGAGGGAAGCTTGAGAAACGTAAGTATTATCATCATAGAAAACATAAATGTCCTAGAGTTGCAAATAGAAAGAGATATGAGAGATTATTAAGAAGTAAAACTAATCTTAAAAAGGTTGACAATTTACTATAAAGTTGAGTAAACATGAAGAATTTATCTTTAGCTGATAAAATAAGAAATCCAAATTACTTGGATAATCTATCTGATAGGAGATATAGAGAGCTAATGATATGCAAAGAAATACTAGATGATGATGTATTAGAATCAGAATCTAGTATTCAGATAGCATATGGTAAAGCAAGAAAGAAATTCATTGTAGAAGTACTATCACAAATAAATCCAGAGTTAGCAGAGAGAGCATTAGAAGATAAAGTTCCAATATTTAATATGTTAGATATGTTGGAGGAGCATTATAAATGAGAGTTGAACATCATTATATGTTCTGGAATAAGAAAACATTTGAAGAAGTAGTAAAGTATGTAAAAAATAGAAAGAAATACAAAGATAAAGAAATTGGTGGGTTTCTAATATTAATATCAAATATCATAGTAAAGGTAGCAGAAGACTTTCAGACATATGCTTTAATAACTAAAGCTGGATTAGTGCAAAGTGATAATAAGAATTTTTCCTCATGGGAAGAGTTAGATGAAATTCTAACAAAGTATGATTTAGATACTTTTAAAGGTATATGGGGAAAAATTATAGTAGAGATATGATAAATAAAGATGTTGTAACATCTCTCTTTTGAGAGATGTTTAATGTCTAATGAAAAAGAATTATTACGAATTTTATGGCACTCTGTAGCTGCATTTGTTAAAAGTGGATATGGTAATGTAACTAGAAATGTAACTAGTAGAATAATACAAAGAGGATATAATGTATTTGTGTCAGCATATTATGGTTTAGAGCCAGGAGGTACTATGAAAATTGAAGGAGTACCTCATTTACCTAGCAAGATAGGTCAATTTGGTAAAGTATCTTGTCAATTACATGCTAAGAGACTTAGACCAGATATGTGTATATTACATACAGATTGGTGGGCATTTCCTTGGTTTCCTAAGATGCCTTTTATAAATGTTTTATATTCTCCACAAGATCATACTAACTATCCAGAGGAATTAATTAATTTAACTAAGGAATATAACTATGTTCTAGCTCTATGTAAGTTTCAAATGGAGGAATTAAAGAATGTAGGAATAGATAGTTATTATGTTCCTCATGGAGTAGATGTTAAAACATATCATCCAATACCTATAAAAGAAGCTAGAAAAGAAACTAGATTTCCTCCAGAAGCAGTAGTAATTGGTAGAGTAGCTGCTAATAGTGATAAAGAAGATAGAAAATCATGGGCTAGATGTTTTGTTGCATTAAGATTATTTTTTGATAATAACCCAGATGCTAGAAAAGATATATTTGTATATTGTCACACTAATCCAACAGACACTAGAGGGTTACCTTTACCAAGATTTGTGCATAAGCAAGGATTAGATGAAATAGTTAGATTTACTGATCCAGTTTTGTCTCATATTAGATTAACAGATGAGGAAATGTGTTTAATGTATAATTCATTTGATTTTCAATTATACCCATCTAAGAGAGAAGGATTTGGTCTTCCTATTATGGAATCTAATGCATGTGGAAGACCTAACATAGTAACTGATTTCTCCAGTATGAGTGAAATGGTAGATTATGGTAAATGTGGATGGTTAGTTAAAAATTTCTGTAGTGGAGAAAATATATTAACCACAGCTATTAATGCTTGTACTGCTTTACCAGATGTATATTCAATAGCAGATACTATAGAAGATGCATATAATCATCCTAAGAAAATAATTACATTTGGCAACAAAGCTAGAAAGTTAGCTATGGATTATGATTGGGATAGAGTAGTGGAAAATTATTGGATTCCATTCTTAGAAGAAGTTCCTAAACTAGAACAAAAGAAAAGAAATATGGAAGATAAGAAGAAGCAAGAGGAATTTAGAAAATTATATAAGAAAATCAAAAAGAAACAAATTAAAAAGAAAATGAAAAAGACAATAGAAGATTTAGATGAAGTAATAGAAAGGAATGAAACTAAAAAATGATAACAATTACTGGTATAGTTTTAACATATAATTGTATATACTCTATTAAACACTGTATAGAGAGTTTAAAGAAATTTGATGATATAATTGTTCTTGACTCAAATTCTACTGATGGAACATTAGAATATTTAGAAAAACAGGATAATGTTACAGTATTTACAGGACCACAAATAACAGGTAAATGGATAAATGCTTATAATTTTCTTATTAGAGAATGTAAAACTTCTCATGTTTATTATCTAGACTCTGATGAAATGATTAATGTAGATATATATGATGAATTAAAAGACTTATGGGAAAAGGAATCTGACGCATTTCCAGTGTCAGCAAGAGCAACTATTGTTTATCAAGATAAATGTAAGAAAGAAAGATACCCTGATCCACAATTTAGGGGAGGACCAGTAGATAAATTGAGATATTATAATCCTAGAAACGAAACTCATGATATGATAGATGCTAGATTTAGTGGTACATCTCCTATATTTAAAAAAATAAAACATATTATAGTACATTTTAGAAATATAGACAATGAACATTATAGAAAAAGATTAGAGATACTTCAAGGGAAATTAAAGAAGTTACCTAATGTTAGAAGTTTATATGATGAATATAATGTAAATACTTTTGAAGACTTGATAGAATTTATGAAAAATATGCCTGTATTTCCTTTAGAAGATGTTGTAAAAGAAGGTTATATTTTACCTAGAAAAAAGAGACTTATGGAAGCACTAAAATGAAAGCTCTTAAAATATTAGATGAAGAATGGGATATTCTCATAATATTAGATGCATGTAGATATGATGTATTTGAATTATTCAATGATATATCTGGAACATTAGAACCTAGATATTCTTTAGGTTCTTGTACAGAGGAATGGGTTTATAATAACTTTGATAGAGAATGTAAAGATATAGTATATGTATCAGGAAATGCTTGGGTATCAGAATGGAAGTTAAACAATAAGTTAAAAATTGAAAATCCATTTTATAGACTCATAGAAGTATGGGATTGGGCTTGGGATGAAAAAATAAATGCAGTACATCCTTCTTCAGTTACTAGAGCAAGTATTCAAGCTATGGATGAGAATCCAGATAAGAGATTTATAATACATTATCTGCAACCACATTCTCCCTTTCTATCATTTAAGAAAAGAGTTGGAAGAGGTAATCTGAGAGATTATTTACAAGATAAAAATAAAAGATTTCTAACTAGAGAAGAATTACAGAAACTTGAAGGAATGGTATGGCAATATGTTGGAGATAAAGTAAATGTAGAAGAAGTGAGAGAAGGATACATAGCTAATTTTTTAATTGTCTTAGAAGAGGTTAAAAAACTTATTGAGAATATTAATACTGATAAGGTTGTATATATAACATCAGATCATGGAGAAATGTTAGGATATAAAGGTGAAACATTTGGTCATGGTAAAGGAATAGTGAATGAAGCTTTAAGGAAAGTACCTTGGTTTAGAGTGAAATAATATGAGATTTAAATTAGAACAAAGTGATAAGAGAGGAGAAGTTTATTCTTTTAGGTTACAAGATGATCCTTTACAAGAGCTTATGATATTCTTTACTAAGAAAGGATATCTAAGAGGTGGGCACTCACATAATGTTTTAGAGTACAGAGTGATACTTAAAGGTGAAGTAATATTTATTCATAAATATCCTAAAGAGGATATAAGATTTGAATTAAAAGAAGGAAACATGATAGTTTGCCCTCCCAATATTCCGCATCTTCTAGAATCTAAAGCTGATAATTGGATAATGGAATGGTGGGAACCTAATAAAGAAACAATAACTGATGAAGAACTTAGGAGTAAAGTTAAATGAATAAAATAATTGTAACAGGTGGTTCAGGATTCTTTGGTACTAATCTAATAAGATATTTATTAGATACATATAAAGATAAGATAATTATTAACTATGATAAAAGTACTTATGATTCTAATCCTATATATATGAAAGATTTAGAAGAAAATCCTAATTATAAGTTTATATCTGGAGATATTAATAATAAACTACTATTTCAGGAAACCATAGGAAACAATACTGAGATAGTATATCATTTAGCAGCTTCTACACATGTAGATAAAAGTTTTATGTGTGTCGAAGAGTTCATAAGAAATAATATCTTAGGCACAGTTTCACTATTAGAAATAATTAGATATCTAAAAAAGAAACCATTATTTATCTATATGGGTACAGATGAGATATTTGGTGATGCACCATTAGGCGTATATTATAAAGAAGATAGTAGATTTTATCCTCAGAATCCTTACTCAGCTTCTAAAGCTTCTGCAGAAATGTATTGTAGATCTTATAGTGAGTGTTTTAAAGTTCCAGTAGTATTTGTAAGATCTATGAATATGTTTGGTCCATATCAACACCCAGAGAAATTAATAGCTAAAATAATTACTAAGGCTCTATCTGAAGAATCATTCACATTATATAAAGGAGAGTCTATTAGAGGATGGATATATGTAGGAGATTCTAGTAATGCTATGGATGTAATAGCAACTAAGGGAAATGTGGGAGAAATATATCATATACCACCAGCTACATATAAATCAGTACCTGATATAGTTAATTTAATATTAAAATTAATGAATAAGGAATATTTATTTAAAGGATTCTCTGGGTATAGATTAAAAGATGATTTCAGATATGCTCTAGATGGAAATAAGATGAGATATGAATTGAATTGGAAACCGAAAGAAACTTTAGCAAATGGTATAAAGAAGACTATTCAATGGTACAAAAATAATGAAAGTTATTGGAAAAGTATACTCAATTTCTAATGTGGATATAAATGAAAATAATTCTAATAATTCCACCAGCTCCTTTATTAAATGAACCTACAGTATATCCCCCATTAGGTTTATTGTATATAGGAGCAATACTAGAGAAGGAAGGTCATAGAGTTAAAATATGTGATTTAAGAGAAAATTCTAATCTTAATTTAATACCCAAAGGTGATTTATACGGAGTAACTGCAACAACTACAGAAGCTGAGGATGCAAAGAAGATTGGAAAATATCTCAGTAAAAGAGATGGTAATTCAGTTATAGGTGGTGCTCATGCTAGTAATCTACCTGAAGACTTTCTAGGATATTATGATAATATAATTGTTGGAGATGGAGAAAAAACAATATTAGATTTAATTGCTAATGGAAATAAAGGTATAATATATGGTGAAAGTATTAAAAATATAGATTCTATTCCATTTCCAGCTAGACATTTAATGAAAGATAATAGAATAGTAACTAAGAGTGTATGGGGCGGATATGGATTTATTTATGATGAAGATCCAATTGCAACTACCATTATAACATCTAGAGGTTGTCCATATAACTGTGCTTTCTGTGCTAATATTCCTCAATCGGTAAGATTTCATAGCACAGAATATGTTGCTAATGAGATAAAGTTCTTAATTGAAAGATATAATTGTAGACATTTTGATTTATTAGATGATCATTTTACTATGAATAAAAAAAGACTCAGAGAATTAACTCTAGTATTTGAATCTTTACATATATTGTTTAGATGTCAAGCTAGAGTAGATGCTTTAAATGATGAAATATGTGAAATGTTAGTTAGAATGGGATGTAAAGAAGTAAACTTAGGTATAGAAACAGCAGATGATAGTATACTTAAATTAATGAATAAAGGAATAACGGTTAATCAATCTAAAAAAGCTATTGAAATACTTAAGGAATATAATATAGGAGTAAAATTATTTTTAATGGCTGGACTCCCAGGTGAAACATGGGAAACTATAGAGAAAACTAAACAATTTGTTATAGATACTCAACCAGATAAAGCTCCAGTTACATTATTTATCCCATTTCCTAGTTGTGATATATGGAAGAATCCAGAGAAATATGGAGTTAGAATTATTACCAGAGATTTTTCTAAATATTTCTTTAGATATCCTTCTAAATCAGTTATAGAAACTGATTTCTGTAGTAGTGAAGAATTAACAGAACATTTTAATCATTTAAGAGATTTTATTTTATCTAATAAATGGAGAATTAAAAATGCATAAAGATACTATAAGATTGTTCTCGCCATTCATCCCAAAAGAAGCTAGTGAGGAAGTAAAGAAAACTATAGATAGTGGATGGCTAAACACAGGAGAAAAGGCTAAACTTTTTACTGAATTACTAGAAGATAAATTTAGATTTCCTTATTTAATTCTTACTAATTCATGCACTAGTGCTTTAAGATTATCTTTAGCAGTAGCAGGAGTAGGAGTAGGAGATGAAGTAATAACTACTCCTTGGACTATGGAAGCTACTAACACTTCCATATTAGAACAAAATGCTAAACCAGTATTTGCTGATATAAAATATGAAACATTAAATATAGATCCTAAAGATATAGAACATAGAATAACAGATAAAACTAAAGCAATAATGTGTGTACATTATGCTGGTTATCCATGTGATTTATGGGAACTTCATAAAATAGCTATTAGAAATAATTTGGTACTTATAGAAGATGCAGCACAAGCTTTAGGATCTAAATTTGAGAATAGATATATTGGTAACTTTTATAAAAATGAATTTGTATGCTTCTCATTTCAAGTAGTAAAGATTATTACATGTGGAGATGGTGGAGCAGTAGTTACAGATGATATCTTTATCAAACATTTTCTAGAAACTCTTTCATGGTTTGGTATAAATAAAAAAGATAGAGTAAGTACAGACTTAGGAACATTTCCTAAAGATATCTATAATTTAGGATATAAATATAACATGAATGACATTACAGCTACATTTGGGATAGAATCTTTAAAATATTTTGATGAAGTATATAAAAGAAGACAAGAAATTGCTGAAAGATATATTGAAGAATTATCCTTCTTAGGAAATGTACATTTATTAGATTATTCTCAGAATAAAACTTCTAATTATTGGATATTCCCAATTCATGTATGGGCTAGAAATAACTTTGCTAAATATATGAAGAAAAGCAATATAGAAGTTAGTCAACTTTATCATAGGAATGATAAATGGTCCATATTTGGTCCAATAAGAAAGGATTTATTAAATACTGAAAGAACAGAAAAAAATATTATGCATATTCCTATTCATCAAGATTTAACTAATGAAGATGTTCATTATATTATTAAAACTGTAAAGAAGTGGGATAATGGAAATTTATAATAAAATTCGTAGAATAGGTGGAGATTATTTACATGAACATGGTATTCTATTATATGAACTAGCTAAATCTATAGGAAATGGTACTATTTTAGAATTAGGAATAGGTATTGGTAGATCAACAAGGATTATGTTATTAGGGTTAGAGGGAATATTATATAGTATAGATAATGGAAGAGGAAAACAATTTATTGTAAGATATAAAAATCATCCACATTGGAAATTTATAGAAGGATATGATTTAGATGTTCTTCCTAATTTAGATATTCAAGTAGATATGTGCTTTGTTGATTTAGATCTAAATTCAGATAAATCTCATTACTTTAAACAATTAACACTTATACATAATCTTCTTAAAGAAGATGGGTTTATAGTGATGAAAAATACAACTATAAACCCTAAAGAATTAAAGGCAATTGAATTATTTTCTAATATATATAAATATGAATTTACTTCTTATAGTAAGAGGCATGGAATAACTATATTATCTAAAAATTTAAATAAAGTAAAAAATATTATAAAAGAATTGGAAACTAAAATAGGTATGTTAAAATGAAAAAAATAAAAGTTATGAAAGAGAAATGGGATATTTTAATATTGTTAGATGCTATGAGATATGACGTATTTGAGATGTTTAATAATATTAAAGGCAAATTAAAGAAAGTAGAATCTCTTAATACTGGAACTTGGATGTGGTTAAGAGATAACTTCACTAAACCATACCCTGAATTAATATATGTATCTGGAAATCCTATGGTTACGAATTTTAAATTAAGTAAAATAAATAGAGAGCATTTCTTTACTATTGTAGATGCTTGGGATATAGGATGGGATGAAGAGTTAAATGGAGTAAGACCAGATACTATAACTAGAATAGGTATAAATACAATTAAAAAATATCCAGATAAAAGAATAATAATTCATTATTTACAACCTCACTTTCCTTGGTTAGAACATCCACAAGGAAATAAAGGAAGGGGACTTCTTTTAGAATGGACAGAAAACAAAGAAAAGAAACATTTACAGGAAATGAATATAGATGAAAGAAAGAGATTTCAGGGAATAATGTGGGATTATGTTAAAAGAGGAAATTTAAGCATAGATGAATGTAGAGAAGGATATATCAGCAATGTGATATTGATATTAGACGAAGTTAAGAATTTATTAAAAGAAATTCCTAAGAATAAGAAAGTAGTAATAAGCTCAGATCATGGAGAAGCATTAGGATTTCCTGAAGAGAATGGTTATGTAGGTCATGGACCAGATTTGCATCAATATAGAACTCTATTGGAAATTCCTTGGTTAGAAGTTGATTTAAATGAATAAAATTTCAAATACAATTCTAGATGATTATGAAATAATAGAACACTTTGGAATTAAATATTGCTTCTCTAAAACTAGTAAAGGATCAAGTGAAAAATCAATAGCAAATTCAGGTAGATGGGAAAATAGACAATCAGAATCTTGGAAAGGTGTAGTAGAGAAGGATATGATAGTGGTAGATGGTGGATCACAAACTGGATATTATGCATTCTTAGCTGCTAAGAAAATGGAAAATACAGGAATAGTATATGCTTTTGAACCATATTATAAACATTTTACTAGGTTAATGATTGCTACCTTTATTAATGGATTTAAAAATGTAATACCATTGTGTCTTGGATTATCTGATTTACAACATTCTACACCTCCAGGTAGAACATATCCTCCTTGGAGTAAATATAGAGTAATAGCACTAGATGAAATAATTAAAGATCGTTTAGATTTAATTAAACTAGATATTCAAGGAGCAGAAAGATATGCTATACCAGGAATGATAAATTTGTTAAGAAATAATCCTCAAATGAAATTATTTATTTCTTGGCATAGTGGAGCAAAGGGAGTATGTACTAAAATATTAAATAAAGAAGGGTTTACTAATATTGGACCATATTGGGAGAAAAAATGAGAACTTTATTTGTTGTTTTAGATGCTGTTAATTATTCTTATTCGCACATTTTAAATTTTAAAGATTTTTATAAATATGAATGTATAGCTAATTGTAATTGGACTCTTCCATCTATATTTTCAATGATAACTGGATTAACAACTCCTGAACTTCTTTTATATTCTATTAAAGATAAAGGAAAAATATGGAGAGCTGGAATGTGTTTTCATACCTATAGAACTATCTTTGATGATTATAAAATTAGTAAAAAATATTCTTTCCTTCCAATTTTAAGTAAAATTAATGTAAATACATCTAAAAAAGAAATTATAAAACAAATAGAAAAGGACATTAATGTTACTGTAAATGAAGAATCATTAATTATATTTATTCATCTAAGAGGAGGACATTTTGTAATGAGTAAACATCATTTCATTCATAAAACATATGAAGAAGAACTTAAATTCTGTTATGGAGAAATTAATCCTATTATAGAAAAATATAGAGAAATATTTGATAATATTGTAATTACTTCAGATCATGGTTCAAAGACAGATTTAAAAAAATATAAGTTTCCAATAGGGAAACATTTTGATGAAGAAACTTTACATGTTCCAATATGGAGTTCTCATCCATTAACTTTTCAAGGAGAAGGAATATTGTCTAGTGATAATATCTTTAATATTTTAAATATGGATAAAGTTATAAGAACTAAAGATTTCGTTATATCAGCATATCCATGTTTCGGAAGAAGAAATAAAGTAGCTATATCATACGAATATGAAGGAAATATTATAGTAAAAGAAGTTGAGTTAAATGAAATATTACTATAGAGATTTAAAAAGTTTAATAAGTAAAACAGAATTTATTCTAAGAGAAGCTAAAGCTAGATTCAAGAAACCATGTATGTTATGGAGTACTGGTAAAGATAGTACAGTATTGTTACATATGATATTTAATATGTTTTATGAAATACCATTTGATATAGTACATATAGATACAGGTAAATTATTTCCTCAAATGTATAAGTTCAGAGATATGATATCCTCTGGGTGGCATATACCACTAAAGATAGCTAAGAAAGAAGATTGTAAGGAAATAGATTTAGAAAGTGAGGATGGAATATTTAATTGTTGTATGTGTAGAAAAACTATGGCATTAAAGGAATTATTTCAGAAAGAACATTATGATGCTGCTATTTTAGGTATAAGATGGGATGAATTAGGAGTAAGAAGTAAAGAACATTATTTTAGCCCAAGAACACATATGTGGGAATGGAAAGTAGTTAGAGAGAAGACTAAAGAAGAACTTAAAGAAGGAGATGCTCCTTTAGTGTCTTTAGTAGAACCTGAACTATGGGAACTATATCAATCAGATTTTGGTAAAGATTGTGAGCATGTAAGAGTACATCCAATATTACATTGGACCGAATTAGATATTTGGGAATATATTAAAACATATGATGTTCCAGTTAATCCTTTATATTTCTCTAAAGATGGTCTAAGATTTAGAAGTTTAGGATGTATGCAATGTACTACTCCAATAGAAAGTAAAGCTACAACAATAGATGATTTTCAATATGAAATAAATGTTTCATCTGGTGGAGAGAGAGAAGGAAGAAAACAAAAAGATAAGATTATGGAACGTCTTAGATATCTAGGATATATGTAATAGAAAAGAATATTAAATATATTTTAGGTAGATATTAGTGATTAAAATGAGTAATGTTACTGATATCTTAAAATTAAAACTTAATGAAAATCAATTAAAATTAAAACTTAAAGAAAATCAATTAAAGAGTAAAACAACATTTAAGAATGTAGACAAGAATTGGGATTTACTTAATGAGAATTGGAATTCATTAGGAAATTGGATTAAATCATCTTTTCCAGAAGGGAGTGGAATATCAGAAATAGATCCAGTAGGTCAACTACATCAATATACAGATGGAGACTATGTTGCAAGAGAAAAAGTTATTACTGGTGGATTACCAAATCTTTATACCGTAGAAAGTAAGTTCAAATGCGACATTATTAATATATCAAAACATATAGCTTTCATATTCAATAATGGCGTACATACTATTTCGATTAGAATATATTCTGATCGTATATCTGTTATAATTTCTGGAGGAAGTTTTATTAATTTTTACATCAATACAGATACAACAAAATTCTATATTTGGTCTTTTATAATAGATAGTGACAATGATGTTACTACTATATATAGAAATGGAGTAAAGATATGGAGCTATAATTTACTACTTCCATTAACTTCTAATGATGGTAAAATAGTAATATATACTGATTCATATTCCGAAGAACATATTGATTATATAAGAATTGGTTCTGGAATACGTCTTCCTCCATTTATAAAAAATATATTAAAGTTAAAAAGTATATAAATAACTTAAACTTAAATATAAGTGATCAAAATGGTAGAAGAAACTAATTCTGAAACTAGATACTTTACAGGTGAATTACATGATTTTTCTACTTGGGGTAAATATCTTCTAGATATAAGTAATCATGATCAATTATATAGTGCACATACACAGTATGGTTATTTAACAGTTTATCTAGGAATAAGAGTATTTATTTACGATATTGATGCTATTACTGAAACAGAAATTACTGATGGAGAACCAGTTGCAGTTGTTTACAAAAGCACTGTAGGAGAGGAGAATTTACAAAATACATGTACAATAGGTCCATTTGAATTTCCTAAAAGGGCTTATCTAGGAGTAAGACTTTATACTAAATTTGGTGAATATTATTCTTGGAGAAGACATTTTGAAGGATATGCATTTATCACAGAAGAATTAAATTATTTCGGATTAGCTAAAAAAACTTGGACAATAACATATTTCCTTAAGAGAAATTATATAAGTGGTTGGACTACTAGTGAAACATATATAGGAAATATGGGAAATCCTAATTATATGCTTAAAATTGAGAATATAACGTATTATAATAGTAATGTTAAAAAAACTCTAAATATACCATTAGGAAATGACAAACTCAAAGTTAACTTACATAATACTAAAATACTTCTAGATAAATATATTAAAAAGAAGGTATAATAATGGTAGAAATGATTACTGAAGCTACTATAGTACAGGGAGATTATGGTCAATATTTAGAATTTGTTCTATATGAGAGTGATAGTGAAACATTATACGATTTAACAAATGCTACTACAGTAACTATTCACCTTAAGAAGTATGGTGAAAGTACTTTAACTATTGATAATACATGTAATATTTATTCTACTTCTGGAACTATTAGATATACCTTAGAGGATGGAGATACTGATAAAGTAGGAAAGTATATAGGTGATATAGAAGTAATTGAACCTGGAGCAATAACTACTTGGACTCCATTTTGGGTAGACATCATAGAGGAAGTAGGATAAATGCCAATACATGCTTCATTCAAAAATATGGCTAGAAGTATGGTAAATAATCCGAAATATTGTGCAAGAAATCCTAAGAAAGTAACTAGAAAATTTACAGATGGAACTTCTATTAGAGGATGTCAAGGTGGATGGAGTGTATTTTATGCTACTATTAGAAAAAGAGGAATAGACGAAACTAAACCTATTAGTCATCATATGTTACAAGAATTAATGGATTCAATAGCTATAGAAGCTATAATTCCTAAAGTATTTGGAACTAAGAAAAATACTGAAGAAGCAACTCTAGACGAATTAATTATATTACATGCATACTCTCATGCTAATAAAATGTATGATATACACATAAAAGTTAAAGAAGAATTAGAAAATAGAGGATATCCACATTTTGACATTGATGAAGTAGATTCTTATATCGAAGAACCATTAGGAGAATATGTAACTCTAGAAGAAGTACTGAAATCTTTTCCTTCTTCAGTAGCAATTAAAGGAGAACCTTGGGAAGCATATATAAGTGGAGATATAGTAAACAAAGGAAAAACATCTAAAATTAGAGGAATAGATTTAATATTTAAAAGAGAAGTAGATCCTAGAGTCATATATGCTATAAAAAGTATAGAACCTTCTTGGTTATCTAACATGATAAATGTAATATTTGATCCTAATGGAATATATAAAGGAGATAATATTCCTTTGTTTCAACATGGATTATTTAAAACTTCTAAACAGGAACAAAGTATAGAAGAGCCTAAAATTTTTGAGATTAAACCATTTATGAAATTTGATGTACTAAAAACTAAAACTGGTAATAAGAATGAATTTTCAAATTATAACACTTTCTATAAAGTATGGGCTAGTAAATATTTGGATAGAGGAATAATAATACAAAATGATTATAAAGGCAAAAGATTTACTATTCATAAAGAAGGAGATAAAATAGGAATATTCTGTGAAGATGAAAGAGATATTTCTTCTTTAATACCTAATGTAATTAATGAATTGATGGGTATAGATCATAATTTTATATTAGATTCTGAAATGGTATTATATAACTGTAATAAAAAAATAGTAAAGTCAGCAAAAATGAAATCATCTATTTGTGAAGAACTTCATAAAGATATCTTAGAAAAGATATCTCCAGAACAAGAAAATTGTATGGTATTTCATGTACATGATATCTTATATTTAGATGGAGAATCTTTAAACAATAAAGGTTATTATGAGAGATGGAATAAAATACCTGATGTAATACCTGAAAATTCTAGATTCTTACATTATGTACGTAGTTCCTGTGCTTGTGAATCTCCTAATCTATTAACATCTAATGTTACTGAGTTATATAAAATATCAAAAAATATGATAGCTAAAGTAGCAGATAGTAAATATCCTATTAAAATTGCTAATAATAAAACTGAAGAATGGAGTAAATTAACAAATATTAAATTTATAGAATCTCTACAGTTAGAAACATGTCCATATTATAGAGAATCTTGGTGTAATTTAAGTAAAGAAAATATAGAATTTCCAATATCATGTGATTTAGCAAATATATTTAAATGTCATTACCTAAAAGGTTATTATTATGAAGGACAATCTAGTAATAGAGGAGAAGATTATGAAGATAACTGAAGACATGATTGACACTTCTAAGAAATTAGAGAATGATATACCTGATTATATTAATAAATTATCTTCTGAAGAATTAGATAAATTAGAATTTGTATATCATAAGCATACTCTAGAAGAAAAACAACCTCATTGGGATTTGAGGATAAGAATAGCACCAGATCAGTTACTAGAGTTTAATTTATGGAGTGATATATTAGAAAATGATAGTTCTTTAGTGTTACCAAAATTATCTTATGAACCTGAGAAATGGTTTATTAAAGAAGGAAATAATTTAAAACGTAAAGTAGGAGATATGTCTTCTACAATTGATGTTATAGATTATGGTGAAGTAAGTCTTATAGAAAATAATCCAACTTTGAAAATATTTAGATTTAATGGAAATAAAATAAAAGGAGATTATCTATTTGCTAGAGGATCTGATGCTAAATGGTATTTTAAAAAATATAAACCAGATGAAGAAAAGTTTATAGAAATACCAGAAATCAAGAAACCAAAAAAGAAAGATTTAACTATAAAGGATATTGTAGGAGAATCTATATTACAATTATATGTGGAAGAAAAAATGAAGGAAAGAAAAGCTATAGAAAAGGAAATAAAAGGTAAAGATGAAGACTTAGATAGAGAATTAAAGGAAAGCAAACTTAAATTAATTAAGAGTTGGTTGGAGACACAAGAAAAATGAAATTCTATTTAGATAAAGAAAAGAAAGAAGAAGTAATTCCTTCTGAGGATGAAAAGTTTACTTTACATTTTGGTAGAGTAGAAGCTGGAACAGAGAAGACAATGACATTATATATTTACAATGATAATTCTGGTGTATTAGAAGATATGGAATATACGTTACCTAAAATTGATGGATTAAAAATTCTTTCAGCTCCTAAAGTAATACAACCTTATGAAACTGAACAAATGGAAATTAAATGGAGTCCTTCACTCAAATTTGAGAAATCTTTAAATGTTGAATTAAGAATAAAGATGTTAATAGTATATTACGCATAAGAGTAATCTTTATAATATAGGAGATTAATAAAATAAAAGGAGGAAAATAATATGGTAGCATCGTTTGATGTATTTTGTGATATAGGTGGATCTAATGATACCCCAGGTACTGAAGAGAATATTCATGTAACGAGAGATGGAACTCTAAGACATAGAACAGATGATTTTAACACAATTGATTTAGAGAATCCAATACCTATACCTACTGCAGGTTCCAAATATGGTTATTGGAAATCTATATATTTATTCTGTACAATAGCACCTAGTACTAAAGTAGACAATATAGTGTTTTATACAGATGGTGGAATTGGATGGACTGATTGTACTCTTTGGGTAGGAGATGAAACTCCAACTAAGAATTCTGGTTCAGATGCTGGATATGCAGTAGCTACTGGTACTCCAGGAGATACTGGAAATGAAATGGTAGCTAATCATCCTGACATAACTGCTAGAACAGATGGAGAAACATACACATCTGGATCACCATTTACTGTTAGTATATCTGAAACTGGTAACAGTATAGATTCTATAGGTGAAACATCTGATTATGTAGTACTTCAATTGGAAGTAAGACCTAGTGCTGTACCAGGAGCTTTAACAGCAGAAACACTGACATTCCAGTATGACGAAGTGTAACCTAAAGGAGGAACAATACAATGTTCCATTGGAAAGCAATATATAATGATGGAACTTATCTAAGTCAATACAATGAAGATGATTCTGAGAATAAATATTCTCTAATAGATCGTAGTAAATTAACTACTTTTATTTTATATAATAACACTATTCCAGTTATAGTTCTGCATTTAGATCAAAATAAGAGATTGATATATAGAAAAAGAATAGCATTAAGAGTAGGTAGTGGAATTAAAGAAGTTGTCTATATTGTAGGATGGCAAGAAACTAAAGAAGGAGTTAATTTTCAAAATATATTATTTTTATTTGAAGATGGGCATATAGAAGTAGTTGATAGATTCTATAAGAATCATCGTTGGTTTAGACCTATAAAATTCATACCAGAGGAGATGTTATAATGTCTTGGAAACGAGAAGGATATTGTAACAAATGTGGAGAATGTTGTAGAACACCATTAATGAATTCCTCTTTTATGTTAAACGAACATGGAGTATGTAAATTTTTAATTAAAATATCCGATACTGAATATGAGTGTAAGTTTAAGATAGGAGAAGCTAATAATGCTTCAGAAATAGAAAGGAAATATTATATAGAAGAGTGTTTACCATTCCCAAATCCAGATGATATTGCACATCTACCTCCAAACTATAATCTTCCACAGAAATGTGGTTATAAGATGGTGAGGGATAATGGCAAGTGAAACTAGAAATGCTACTACTCTTCAAGCTGCAGGTAATTGGAGTAATGAATCTAACTTTATAGGTTCTCATAGTGGAAGTTGTACATCTGGTAATAAGAATGCAGTATCTGGTGAATTTAGTTTTAATTTCTCTGTGATGTCAGATGGAGCAACTATAGATGGAATTGAAGTATTAATACATTGTATAGCTGGAGATACAGATGATGATATTGATGTAGAACTTAAAGATTCGACTGATACATGGGTATTAAAAGAAGTTACTGATCCAGGTACAGGTTCTACTTGTGCTGATTGTGTAGATAAAATACTTGGTGGTGCTGAAGATAATTGGAATGGAACTTGGACAGGAGCACATATAAAATCAACTAATTTTAGAATAAGAATAACAGCTACTGCTGATGGTAAATCTGGAGCATATTGGGGAGCAGATTATTGTCAAGTAACAGTTTATTATACTGAAGGTGCTGTCCAATATGAAAGAGAAGTTCTTACTGATGCAATATTAATGCAACAAGGAGAAAGAGAAGTATTAACTGATGGTATATTATTAATATCTTCCATTAGAGAAGTTTTAACTGATAGTTATTTAGTAAATAGATTAACTAGAACAGTTTTATCAGATAGTGTATTAAAACAAACAACACAAAGAGAAATAGAATCTGATGCTATATTAAAAATAATAGTATCTAGAACAATAGAATCTAATGCTATACTAAAAGGTACGTTAAGTAGAGATGTCTTATCTGATGCAGTTCTAAAAGGACAATATACAAGAACACTATTAACAGATGCTAATCTTACTGGAATAACAAGCAGAGATATGGTAACTGACAGTATTTTAATTAAAACACTAACAAGAGATACTCTATCTGATTCTATATTAAAGTTATCTTCCACTAGAGATGTTCTCACAGATGTTAATCTTGTATCAGTTCCTGTAAGAGAAATTTATACAGATGCTTATTTACTAGAAACGGTTTCTAGAGAAATATTATCAGATTCTATTTTGCAATTAGCTTCAATAAGAGAAATTCAAACTGATAGTTATCTTGTAAATAGATTTATAAGAACTATTTTATCTGACTCCACACTAAAAGGAATATACACTAGAGCAATAAAGACAGATGCATATATAATAAACAGATTTGTAAAAATAATTCTTAGTGATAGTGTCCTTAAAAGTATAAAAGAAAGAAGTATTTTAACAGATGTAATCCTTAGTGAGTTATTAACTAGAACACTTTTAACTGATGGTATTTTAATAGGAACTTTAACTAGAGATATATCAATAGATGCTATATTACTTTCAACAATAGAAAAAACACTTAAATCAGATACTATTCTTAAAAGTGTATTTTCTAGAGAAATAGAAACTGATAGTGTTCTATCAAAGACTGAAATTAGAGATTTTGTTACAGATGCATATTTAGAGGAAACTATAACTAAGAGAACAATCGTAACAGATGCTTACATTGTTGGATTAGGAGTAACTATAATCACTGATGCCATTCTAAAGGGTACATTAAGTAAAGAACTAATAACAGATTCCATACTATATAAAACATTAGAAAGAACAGTATTAACAGATTCAATACTTAAAGGTATATTCCAGAGAACAATATTATCTGATGCAATATTAACAGGAACATTAGAAAGAATAATATACACTGACAGTATATTAAAAGGCATTTACAGTAGAGAAATTCTAACTGATAGTATACTTAAAATAATATCTCAAAGAATAGTAGAATCTGATGGTGTCTTAAAGAAAATAGGAACTAGAATTATAGAAACAGATTCATTCTTAGTTAGTTTACTTAAAACTAGAACAATAGTTACAGATGCTATTTTAGAAGGAGAAGAAGCAGTAGCTCCTCCAAGAAGAGTAAGAAGGAGAGTACCTCGTAGAAGAGCAATCTACACTGAAAGATATGAAATAAAATTACTAATAAAAGGAGATATGTTTGCTCCTATACAAAGTACATTAAAAATAATTGGAACTGTACAGAAATATTTAACTTTGGAATTATCATTAAGAGGAATATTATATAGAGAAACAAGTGAATGTCTATCAATTTTAAGTCATACTATATTTGAAGATATTGCAGAATTATCTCTATTAAGTACAAATGTATATCCAACTGTAGAAACTTTAAGTTTAACAGGAGAAAAAGATTTTAGGAAGATGTTTATGCAATTAATATTAGATGAAGATTAAAAGGAATATTTATATATCAAATAAGATACATCTTAATAAGAGGGAATAAATCTTATGAAAGTAGAAGATTCTCAAGGTATATATACTGAAATATTAGAAGAAAATAGAATTATGAGAGAATTATTAAAATCACATATACAGGATTTAGAAGTTGAATCTTTATCTGCTATTTCAATAGAAGATCTTAAAGATAAACTTAAAATAACTGGTATATTACTTGCGGAAGGAATGCATAATGGTATTTATTATTCAGGTGAAGAAATAGAGAAAATGGTGAATAACTTTAAAGATTATATTCTAGGAATGAATATGACAGTAGAACATGAGAGAACAGATGAATATGAAGATGATGTAGTTGGTACTCATGACTATGTAGAATATAATCCAACAATAAAAGCTGCACTATATTCATCTATAATAGATAATCCAAAAGCAATAGAAGATATTAAAACTGGTAGATTTACTGCTACTTCTATGAGACTTAAAGAACGTAAAGTGTCAGTAGGTGATTACACTAAAGCAGTAGATTTGAGACCTATGAATAACACTTTAACACAATTTCCTGCATGTAGTAATTGTAATGTATTTCATACTGAAGATTTATCCCTTCAATATTATGGTATAAAAGAAGAAAAGGAAGAAAAGAGGAGTGAAGAAATGAGTGATTTATTGACTGGTGAACATAGAGTTCAAGTAATCTACACAGAATTGAAGACATTCTTATGTCCTAAGTGTAAAGCATCATTTCCTATCTTTCAAGATTATTTAGAACACTGGCTTACTGAATGTAGCTTAGAAAAGAAAGAGAAGAAAGAAGGAATAGTTCCAAGAAAAACTACTTTATCTGAAGATATAGAAGAACATAAAGCAACAGAAGGAGAAATAAATGCTATGAAAACTAGATGTGCTAAATATCCCGTATCTCCTAAACTAGAACATGGTGGGCATGTAACTAAACCAAGTGAATATGCTAATGTACCTGAAAGTATGTTTGCAGATCCATGTAACTTTAAATATCCTATGGATGATGCACATTTAAGAGCTGCATGGGCTTATTCTGGTAAACCAGAGAATAAGAGTAAAGGTGGATATTCAGATGCAGAGTGGAGTTGGATGAGAAATAGAATAGAGAAACGTATGAAAGCTACAGGTCATAAAGTAGCAGAGAAATCTGAAGAAGAGGAAGAATATAAAGAGAAGACAGAAGAATGTAGTGAATGTGAAGAAGAAATGAAAAGAAAAAGATGTCCATATTGTAATGAATTATTTGATAGTATAAGTAAACATTTCCCTCATTGTGATGTTAGAAAGAATACATTGTCAATAAATATGAAGTGTAAATATTGTGAAGGTATCTTTAATACAGAAAGAGAATTTGTAGATCATTTAATAAGTTGTGAGAAATATAATCTATCAAAAGAGGAATTATCAGAGGAATCAAAGAAAGAAGTTAAAGAAGAGCCTAAAGAAGCACCTAAAGAGGAAGTTAAGGAAACACCTAAAGAAACACCAAAGGAAAGTACGGAAAAGAAAGAAGAAGTATCAGAAAGTAAGGAAAAGAAACCAGAAGAAGAGGAAAGTAAGGAAAAGGAAGCAAAGGAAGAGCCAAAGAAAGAAGAAGTAAAAGAAGAGAAGAAAGAGGAAGTTAAAGAAGAAAGTAAAGAAGAGGAAGCAAAGATAGTTACTCCACAACCTAAGAAATGGACAAAGAAAGAACTATTAAACATAATCAAGAAGAAAGAAGGAGATATGCTAGAGAAAGCTGCTACTCTAATCATTGAGAGGGATCAAGAGAAATGGTAACTGCAGATGAATTAGTACCTATTCTACAAGAAATATTAAAAACACAAAAAGCTTTAAAAGATGAAATAGTAGGGCTTAGAAAGAATAATCAGAGAATAGATGGAGATACGAGAAAAGCTCTACTTTTATCTATGACTCCCAAAGAAAGAGAAGCATTACAGGAAGAGGAAATACTTTCTTCAGAACTTATAGAAAAGTGTGTAGATTTCATAATTGCAGACGGTAAGAAAAGATTAAGATACTAAATTTTCTATTTTCACCAATATCTTTTTATATGCCTTCTATGTCTATACATATTAATAATTATAAAAAAGGTGAGAAAGAGTGTTAGACATAGAGGAACTAACAGGCGAGTCAATTTCTGCTGCAGATGTAGGTATTATTACTCCTGAAGTTATAGCTGCAACTTTTGAGGAAATTGTGCACAAGAAAGTTACTTGGGCACAACTATACAGAGTAAACAGAGATATCCTTAACAAACCAGGTAAAGAAGTGATATTCCCCTCAGCTAATGCTGCAGGTGGATTCACTATAGAGACTACAGCAGGTGCAATTGAAGGTAAAGATGTTACAAGTCTAAAAGCAACAGTAGGTTTAACAGCTTACACTGGAACTACAATTGGAGTGTACAAAGTTGCTGGTTGGTTGAAGATAACTAGAGAAGCAATTAAGTTTGCTATGAGAGATGTTATAAAAGATAACATCTATGAAGTAGGTCTTCAATACAAGGAACAAATAGATGATGCTGCATATTACCAACTAATATATGCTTCTAACAAACAAGCTGCAGAAACGGTAACAGGTTTTGCTACTGGCTCTTCAGTATATCCTATGACAGCTCCAGTATGGACAGTAAACTCTGTCAAGACTTCAATGGCAGGAACTATCAAAGGTATAGATTATGCTGCAGGAAGCATATATCTGTATTCAACTCTAGCTGCAGTTAATACAATACACTACCAAGTACCAGGTAGAAATCTACTTGCAATCACTGGTGCTCAACCAGGAAGTCAAGAAACTGGAATTAACGCTTGGGGTATCCTTAAAGGAAAAGCTAAGCTAATCTCTCATGGTAGAGATCCTAATGTTGTAGTGATGTCTTGGAATGACATGCCTAGCCTATTATATGATGACAAGGTTAATTTCTTGGATGCTTCTGCTTATGGTGGAAGAGAACCACTAATGAATGCAGAAATAGGAAAGGTATGGGGACTAAAAGTTATCACTGAATCTAGGAGACTTCCAGAAGGATGTGCTATAGTTGTAGATACTTCAAGACTTGGATATGATGTACACAAAGAAGAACTACGTTCTTACAGAGATGATGTCTATGAGAAAGACATGGTTGCATACTACTTCTATGCAGAAAGAGGATTTGGTATCACAGATACTCTAGCAGCCTGTTTAGTTATGTCTGGAAAGAATACGTTCCCAAGCACTTTACCAGTTAGCTAATAACTGAGTAAAAGTGTATGGTTTCTTATTCCTCTTGTGGGGAATAAGACTTATTTTATTTTTTGAAAATATTTATATGAGAACAGTGTATAGTATCATTAAGAGGGAAATAAATGTCTCATTATGCAGATCCTAGATCTATACGAAAATATGCTGGATTAGATGAAAGTGATATACCAGATAGTAAATTAGATTTTTATATAGAACAAGCAGATACTATAGTTTTTAATGATGTAGCTATAGGAGTTATGAATGAAATAATAGATGGTTCTCCAAATGGAAATACAGGAACATTAGAAACTAATCATAAACATATTGCAGACACTAATTATGATTGTGTAGTTAATACAGCAGATGTAACTGTATATGTATGGGGAGATGTAGAAAGTATATCAACTAGAATAACATGGGGAGTTTCTTCTATTAATCCTGACTTTGGTAAAGTATATTTGTCTTCTATACCTTCTGCTACTTTTGATGCAGTGTCAATAGATTATTATTATTATAAACATAAACCTGACTATGGATTACTTAGAAGAGCAGCTAATTTATGGGCAACTTATGATTATATATTTTCTGAATATCTATTAATTCCTCAAAGTTCGAGAATGGGTGCATTCTCTTGGAGACACACTAAACCATATATGGACTTGAAACAAAGATATAATGAAGCTATAAATGCATTTAATAAAAGACCATATGTAAAGAAGAAACAGAAAGATATTACTATGGGAGAAAAATACCTAGATGAATATTAGAGGAGATAGCTATGACTTTCATTAAAGGTGGATTTCTAGTAAAGACATTAATTAGGAAAGAAGGTAAAGTAGTTAAAATAAGGAAAGCTACTATGCATAGAGATGAAGATAGAGGAACTTCTTATATTACATATGACACTACAATTACTAGTAGAGCTTTAGTGTCTAATATAGGTGGATGGATAGAGTTAGTGTTTCCTTTTGGTAGAGCATATGATGGAGATCTTCTAATGTTATTTAAAGAAGAGGAAGACTTGAGTGATAATGATAGAATTCTATATGAGAATATAGAGTATAAGATAAACGAACATAATGAAAGAGATTTCTTTAGAGAATTAGTTGTGGAGAGGATATAATATGTTTGAAGTAAATCTAGAGAAAGAAGGATTAGAAGAAGCTACTAGAAAAGTAAAAAATCTTGCTAATTCTCTAGAACATTTAACTTATATTTCTCCTGCACTATTAGAATCTGGAAAACTTATTCAAGGTAGACTTAATGAAGAAGTAGAAGGATATCAAACTGAAGTGTATATGGTATCTAAAAAAGAAGTACATGTTGCTCCTTCTGAAGTTAGAATTATAGAATACTTAAAATCAAAAGAAGAAGAAATATTAGATGCTAGTAAAAGATGTAGATACTTATTTTATTTAAGATATATAGAACCAGAAGATAGAAGACCATTAGACATTGTAGAAATAGATCCTATGAGAGTTAGAGCTATAGTAACTATTTTAATACCTACCATAAAAGAAATTATGATATCATCTGTTAAAGAGGGATTGAAATAATGTCGTACATAGATTTTTGGGGTATAAAGAAAGATATTACAGATGTTCTTAGAGATTATTTATATCCTAGAAATACTGTAGGAAATACATTCTATACTGGAATGAGTATAGATACCAAATATGCTCAATCATTCTATCCTTTTACTACTAGAATGAATTCTATATCAGTATATTGTAATACTGTAGGAAGTACATTAGATGATCTTACAGTATCAGTACAAACAGACACTAATGATGCTCCCTCAGGAACTAAAGTTAAATCTGTTACATTCTCTCCTTCAGATATTACTAACGATACATGGGATAGTAAAAGTTGTTTATACTCTAAATTAATATCTAAAAACAAATATTGGTTAGTGTTTGAAAGTAGTAATCAAGATTCTACTAATTATTATAAAATAGGTAGAGATACTGTAATGACTAATTATCAAATGGGAATACCTAAAGAAAGTACAAATAGTACTTGGACTACTGTTAGTTTTGATTTAATGTTTAACATAGATATAAATGATTGGATATATCCTACATATCCAGATGACACTATTACTTTAGATAAATTACCTAGAATAGCAGTTGATATAGTTGATAGAAGAACTGAAGAAAGATATTGTCATGATTCTTTAGCTTTAGGTAATATAGTAGGTATGATATTAGTGTATTCTCAATATCCTGATGAGGTAGATAAAATATTAAGTTATGGAGAAAGAGGACTATTTCTTAAAAGAACACAATTACCTAACGTAACTCTATTTACTCCATTAGGATTATCTCCTCTAGATAGAATAATGAGGAAAATATACGTTAGAAGTTCTAACTTTAACTTAAGAAAGAAATTAATAGGTATGAAAGAATTACCAACAGTAGAGTAGAGTGAGTAAGAATAATATTTATATAGGGATACTTGAACATTATATTAAGAGGAGTGGATTATGACAAGAAAAGTTAGTATTACTGGTGCAGCAGGACTAGGTGGAACTATAGTAAACTTTCCAATATCATTTGAAGCAAGTGAAGTATTTAATCTAATTGAGCAGGAAGTAGCATCTGGAACAAGATTTGATGTTGACATTACTGAAGGAGCTAAAGAATATACTGCAAGAATAGAAGCAGAACTTGTGTCTGGTAAACCATTTTATTTGGCTTTAGGAAGTGTTAATCCTGCATGGTTAGATGCTAATCCAAGTACAATTACTGTTCTAACAGATATTCCAGAATGTACTGTAAGTGCAGAATCAGAATCAGATAGTTTAACTATACATGGAGCTAAGTGTGACAGATTAAGAATTAATTTTTCAGCAGGTGAATTCGTTACTTATGAAATGGAAATGTTAGGAACTATAGCTGAAACTATAGCAGTAGCTGGAGATACTGATTGGTCTGTAGAAGCTATGACAGGAGCATCTGTAATTGTACAATTAGATGGTAATGCTTTAACTGAAGTACAAAGTGGATATGTAGAATTTAATAACAACCTAGAATCAAGATATGCATGTGGACAAGGAAAACAACCAACTAAGATTCGAGAACAAAGATTGGAAGTTACTGGTGGAATTACATGTGGACAAGCAGATATCCAATACTTTACTCAGGGTGGACATGAACTTACTATAACTGTTATGGGCTTAGGAAGAGGTAGTTTATCAATATACTGTAACTCTATATGGTTTAATGAACTACCAGATGAATTCACTGGACATGATGTATATGAAGTTGAGTTCACTTGGATAGCTATGCCATCAACAGCAGCAACTAGAGGTATTCAAATAGTTGACGACACCAGTATAGCTCAGTGGTAAAATATGGAAATAACCTTACAAGAATTACTCTCTAATGAACCTAGAGATCTACCAATAGAGAGTTTAGATATTACTGTAAAAGTTAGAGATCCCACAACTAGAGATAAAATAGAAGTTAGACAAGAAGCAATGAAAAGTCCCTTATGGAAAGATATGAGTGACATTGAACAAGCCACAGAAATATCTAATAGATTGGCTCTTAAAATGCTTGTAGAACCTAAAATTACATACAAGGAATATTTAGATTGTCCTTCTCCAAAAATAGATGCAATCTTAGAAGCTGTGACTTGGGATTGGAGCCAAAGAGTTACTAAGTTAACAGAGAAAACTAGAAAGTCTATGAGAGATTTTTTACAACAGCAGAGGGCAATTTAAGTAAAGATTTCTACCAATACTTAAAGCTTAAAGATTTTTCTTGGGAACAAGCTAAAGAAGATTTCTTAAGTAGAACAGATCTTCAGATAGCATGGTTAAACATGATGATAAAGACTGAAGAGGCTAAATTAAAGAGTAAAACTCAAGAACAAAGAAGAAGACCTTCTGGTAGAGGAAAGACAAAAGTTAAAACTAGGAGAATATAATATAATATGAGGGATGAATATGAGTACTCCTGAAGATGTTGTAATAAATGTAAAAATATTAGCTAGTGTAACAGGTGCTGAGGAAGTAGGTGAATTAGCTAAGAGTCTAGAGAAAATTAATACAGTTAGTGCAAAAGTTAGTACTGGAGTATCTAATTTAGCTAAAGTAGCTAGAAGTGCAACTCCTATTATAGAAGGATTTACTAGACCTAAACTTGATCCAGCTTTAGCTGCAGGAATAAATGAATTAGCTAAAGACACAGTAACTAATACTGAATTTGCTGGAAGACACTGGACTAAATATTTAGAAATTATAGAGAATGCAAGTGAAAAGATGTTAGCTCATATCAAAACATTACGTCTAGGTGGATTATCATTCGATAAATTTGTTCCAAAACTTAGAAAAAATCTTGAAGAGATGAGAGCATGGGAAGAGTTATTTGGTCCAGCAGTAGAAGCTATGGAAAAATTAAGATTAAGAACTGGTTATACTTCAAATGCTTTTACAGCTTTTAATAAAGATCTTATATCGTTAGAACAAGGAGTTAACATATTAAATCAATCAATAAAGAAAGATGCAGAAGGAAATGCTGTTCTACTTGAAAGTTATAAAGCATTAAATCAACCTATAACATCTTTCTCTCAAGGAGTAACAACAATATTTAGAGTTTTAAGATCTGTTAGTGTAGCTGGATTAGAGTTTAATAAGACTATGGAATATCTAGGTGGCTCACTTAAAAATATGATGAAACAAATGGAAATAGCTTCTCCAGTAGCTAATGACTTAATTAAGATATTTAAAGAAGAAGGAGTATTCGGACTTAAAGTTTTTCTTACCGAATTAGAAAAGTTTCATAGACCTATAGCTACTGTTAGTGATGCTGTAGGAATGATTCAAGGAACATTAGATAAATTAAATGAAGCTGGATTTACATCTAGTCAAATATGGAAATACTGGTCTGATGTTTTTAAGATAACTATGAATCAAGTAGGTATAGGAGCTACAGAGTTTAGAGATTTCAGGAGAGCATTATTAACTGGTGGAGTAGAACCTGCAAAAGAAATGATAGCTCAACTAGGATTTATGAGAATAAGACTTAGAGAAATATCTGAAGTACAAAGAAGATTTATGGCAAGTATAGGTGCTACTGGAGTAGTAATGAGAGAATTTACTAGAGACATATTTTGGGCTGGATTAGGAATGATGTTTACTGCTATGAGCATAGCTAGAATGACTAGAAGAGAGGTAGAAATGGAAAGACAATCTTGGTCTTTAACTAGATCTGCCATGAGTTTATCTGAAGCTCAAAGAGAATATAATGAAATATTGTTTGAATATGGAGCAGGATCAGAAGAAGCTAGACAAGCAACAATTAGAGTAAAGGAAGCTCAGTTTGCATTAAAAGCTACGTTAGAATCAGCTAGACAAAGTGCATTCCAGTATGCTATGTCTTGGGGAATGCTAATATTTGGAGCATTTCCAACAATGATAAGAACAGGACTTACTGTAATGGATTTCTTAATGAAATTAAGTATCTTACAAGGCATGGCAGGAGATAGTGCAATTTCAGCATCTATGAAAGAAGCTTTTTTTGGTGGAACATTAGGACTTACTGGTAAGCAAGCAACAGGAGCAGCAGTTCAAGTAAGTCTTACTGCATTTATGGAAGATAAAGCAGGGGATTCAGCAATTGTAGCAGCAGGAAAAACTGGTATTTTAAGTGGTATGATGAATTACTTACAAACTTCTTCTATGGGAGCTGCATTTGCGATGTCTGTAGTTTTAGGAATTGGAACATTCTTAGTTGGAACATTTATATCATTAGCAATAGCACAAGCTTATGCAACTAGTGAAATGGAAAGAATGAAAAAAGAAATGAGAAATATGATGAAAGAAATAGAGCAAGGAATAGGAACTACAAAAAGTTGGGAAGATATTCTTATTGAAGATTCTTTAGTAAGTGCTTTGAAAGAAAGTACAACTGAAGTAAAGAGTTTAGGAGATGAAGTAAAAAGACTAGAATTAGCTGAAATTAGAGATATAGAGAAAGTAATAACAATATTTCCAATAATGGAAGAAATAGAAGTTCCCGAGTTACAAGATATAACTCAAAATATATATCAAGAATTAATAGAAACACAAATACCTGAAGTACCTCATCAAGAAATACTTCAAGTATTAGTTCCTTATGAAATTCCAGAAGTACAAGATCAAACTCAATTCATATTCCAAACTCTAGGTAGAGTAATGCCTGATATACCTATAGTTGAAGATCAAACTTACACTATTTATCAATTACTTGAAGAGATAGAAATACCTGTTAAAGAAGACATGACACAGACTATAATTCAAGAACTTAGAGAAGTGGAGATTCCAACAGTAGAGAATGTAGATCAAATAATAAGACAACATTTAAGAACAGCAGAGATACCAGAAGTAGAAATACAAGATATAGTACAAACTATTACACAAAGATTAATACAAGTTCCTATACCTGATGTAGAAGATATGCGTCAAATAATAGAACAAGAACTAATAAGAGTTAATGTACCAACTATAAGTGATCAAAGACAGAGAATTACACAAGAATTTATACCAGTAGATATACCTGAAGCGAGTGCTCAATATCAAGAAATTATACAAGAACTTACATTAGCAGAATATCCAACTATAGAAGATAAAATACAATATATAACACAGATATTAAGAGAAACGGAAATACCTAGAATCAGAGATAAAACTCAAATTATTACACAAGTATTAGATGCAGTAGAGATTCCTATTCCTAAAGAATTAATTCAAAGTATAACTCAAGAATTAGATGAAGCAGATATTACTGAACCTAGAGATATTATCCAAACTATTACTCAAAGATTAATTGAAGCTAGGATTCCAATAGTAGATAACATTGTACAAGAAATTAGACAAAGATTAGAAGAAGTAGATATTCCTAGAGTTGAAGATATAAGACAGAGAATTACTCAGGTTCTAGATAAAGCTGAAATACCTAATGTACCAGATTTAACTCAGAGAATAATACAAGAAATAAGAGAAGTTAGACCTACAAGAGTAGAAGATTTAAAACAAATCATTAGACAAGAGCTAATAGAAGTACAGACACCTGAAATAGAAGATTTAACTCAAATTATAGTTCAACAATTACAAACGGTAGAAATACCAAATATTAGAAACATGAATCAACTTATAACACAAGAATTAATAGAAACTAGAATACCTAGAGTGGAGAATTTAACTCAACAGATAATTCAATCTTTAGTTGAAGTAGACATTATGGAACCAAGAAACATGGAACAAATAATTACACAAGAACTTATACAAGCTGAAATTCCAGAGATAGAATTAGAAGATGTTACTCAGAGAATAGTTCAAGAGTTACAAACAATTGAAATACCTAGTATTAAAAATATAACACAAACTATAACACAAATTCTTAATGAAGTAGATATCCCAAACGTAGAGGATATGACACAAACTATTGTTCAAAACTTGAAAGTAGCTAGAATTCCAGAAGTAGAGGATCAGAAACAGATAATATCTCAAGAATTGATAAAAGTATTTATTCCTATGGTTGATGATTTAACACAAAGTATAGTGCAAACATTAGAACCTATAGAAATATCTCCAGTAAGTAATCAACAACAAATAATAGAACAAATATTACATACAGTTGAAATTCCTATTCCAGAAGATATTACCCAAGATATAAAACAGAGATTGATAGAAGTAAGAATATTTCCTCCAAATAACCTTATGCAAACTATAGAACAAACTCTTATAGAAGCTGAAATACCAGTTCCAGAGAATATGGAACAATTGATTATACAAAGATTAGTAGAAATAGGAATGCTACCTGAAGTAAGAGATTTAAGACAAACTATAACTCAATATTTAAATCCAGCATTTATACCTCAACCAGAAGTTTTAACTCAGGAGATAAGACAAGAATTAGATTTAGTGACTATTCCAGAAGTTGAAGATAAAGAACAAGAAATAGTACAAATATTGATTCCTACAACAATACCTGAAATATTAGATAAGGAACAAGTGATAACTCAAATATTAATACCTACTACAATTCCAGAATTACCTATGTTAACACAAGTTGTAACTCAAGAATTGGTATCTAGAGAATTTGATATTGAAGGTAGAAAAAATAAATTAATGTTAACAGGTATAGAAGATTTATCGTTTACTGCTCTTGATACAACTAGATTGGTAGGAGAATCTATGACGTTGAGAAATGCAACAGCAAATAGATATAGAACTAGTTCCTTAATGGCAGATGAATTTGTAGGAGATATATCAACGGAAGTAGAAAGTGGTGGAGCAGAGATTCAATATTTATCATTTATATCTACATATCAACCTTACTTAAGATGGTTAGAGCAAATAGCAGAAAATACTAGACCTTTCTGGGTAGGGGAATTTACTGAATTAAAGAGTGAAATTAAAAAGGAAATTGATGAATTAAAGGGAATGAGAAGTGATTTTGGATCTCCTAATTCGGTATATGTAAAACCAGTAGAACCTATGACAGCTCCTCAAGGACAAAATATATTTATAACTATAAATTATCCAGTTATAAGAGAAGAGAAAGATATAAGTATATTAGCTAATGAAATTAAAAGGATAATAACTAAAGACATGTTTTCTGTAGGAGGTAGATATTAAAAATGTTAACAGTTTCTAGTTCTGTAGAAATATATGAACAAGTACATATTGAAGATGATGGAATGAGAACTTTAGATAATAGAAGAGCACCTATAGGATGGAATATAGATTATGGTGATTATTATAGCAATGGTGATATAGGAACTCTAATAGCTACACATATTTCTGGAGGAAAACATATTGCAGCTATAAACAAATATTTTCCATCACTTGCTTATGATGCTGATAACTTTAGATATTGTATTATGAAATGTTCAAGTTTAACTGCAGATTCTATTACTATTGGTCTTGTAGATGGTATTGACGATGTTGAAAAGGTAAACTTAACTTCATCTGGATATGCTACACTTGATATATTTGGAAGTGGTTATTCTCCAGATAGGATATGGATACAAATTTGGGGAGATGTAAACGAAAAAGCTGAAATAGATTATGTAATTATATCTAATGCTACAACTAGAAGATTATATCCTACAGAAATTGAAATAAATAGAATATTAACAGAAGGATTCGATGATGCTACATTTAAATATGATTATGAAGAACCTCTCCCATTAATGAATAGTCATGTTAAAATATGGTTAAGAAAGAATGGTAGTTTCACTAAACAATTTACTGGTAAAGTCAAATTAAATAGAGAAATTAAAACTGGTAAGACAGCTACATGGCATGAAACAGAATGTGAGGGATATGGTAAATATCTATTTGAAAGGAAACATACTGGATTTGTTAAAAATGAAATAGATGATGTAATAGATACTATTACTACATCATTAAAAAATCTTGGTTTACTTACTACTTATAATGTAACAGAAAGTGATCATACAATATCAATTAAACATGAAGAAGGTGGAAGATATGTTGGAGATATCCTAAGAGAAGATATTGCCAATCCTACACAAAATAGAGTAGATTGGGATTTCTATGTAGATTTTGGTAAAGACTTACATGCATTTCCTAAAGGAAGTAGACTTCAAAGTTATAATGTTGGTTCTAATGCTATGAGTTTCAACTACGAGTCTGATTCTGAAAGAATGATAAATTCTATTAGTATTATTGGGAAAGGACCACCTGAAGGAAAGAAAATAGGAAGTGATAATGAATATACAGAAAGTACTGATAACTGGTCAGGATATATAAGTATATCTGCATTAGGTGGATCTGCAAGAATAAAAGGAGATTATTATTTAAGGGGAGAAGGAAATGAAAATAGTTTATGGATAGAAAGAACATTTCCTACTCCATTAAACTTAGAATATGGTGGATATCTTGAAGGATACAAACAAATAACTTGTTATCCTTCTCTTTCTGCTGATATTGAAGATTTAGACATGAGTTGTATTTTTTATTCTACTGATTCTGATTATTACACTTACTCTTGGTTAGAAAGTGGTGGATTTATTGTAAGACTTCGTCCACCAAATATTTACTATCCTTGGTTAGCATGGAAAAGCTCAGACAAATTAGAAAAATTCCAAATACCTTTCACAGAAAAATATGGAAGAGGAGAATTTGTTGCTACTGGAAATCCAGATTGGTCAAATATATTTAAAGTTAGAATTATAGTTAATTCTCCTTTATCTACTACTGATAAAGCATCTTATTTTAGTATTGATGGAATGAGTTTTTCCACTCATTATTCATATAAATATGGAGATGATGAATCTATAGGTAGCTTTGGTATTAGAGAAGGACCAGATATGATAAGACGTAAATTGGGAAGTGATGAACTTTGTAGTTTAGCATCTTCATTAGTAGTTGAAGCTTATAAGTATCCAATAGAAAATGTAACTAATTTAATAACTACAAGAAGCTTTGAAGCTAGTTTAGGATGCAGAGTAGCATTTATAATTGGTGATATATTCTCTACTATTGACTTAAGAAGAATTAATCATACCCTTAGAGATTTTAATTTAACTACTAACTTAGAGTTGTCTGGTAGATATTTACCTTCAATAGAAAAGCTTTTAGGACAATTCCAAATGCAAATGGAACATATCTTCTGGAATATTGAAGCATGGAGAAAAATATTTGATGTATCTGCCATTACTAAAGGAAGAGGTGAATTACTTGATTGGTGGTCTTTAGATGAAGGTGTATCAGCTCCAATGTGGGGATTTGGAGGAAAGAAATTTGGAATGTTTGGAGAATCAAAAGATGGATATTCTAGTAGTGAATATAGTCCAGATGGCTCAGTATTTTTCAGTTCTGGTAGATTATTAATTAAAACTAGAGGAGGAGAATCTAATTTCCTCAAAAGTTTACACACTATTGTTCCAACAGATAAAGATTTAATTTTTTGCTCAGTAGCAGAAGTGACTAATGATGATACTGAAGTAGTTGTTATGTTAGGTATAACTACTTGGAATGGATGTGGACTTGGATTTATTTTTTCTGATGATGGAACTCTTTATTCATATGGAAATAGATGTGAACAAACTGGTGCTATGTTTCCTCTAACAACTTTTAATTATGGGCAAGAATATAAATTAGAATGTAGATATTATCCAAATACTCCTCTTGCAGAATTTTATGTTGATAATAATTTAGAAGGAAGTATTACTTCAACTAATTATCTTCCTTTAGAGGGATTAATGCATCAAATTCTTGTAAATAATTATAATGCATATGGTAATTGGGGAACTGTTATAGTATCTTACTTTCAAGGAGCTATAGGATATTGAAAGTAATAAAAATAAGAGAATATACACCAAAAGAAATTGCTGATATTTTAGGATTAAAATATATAAAGGGAATTAGAAAAGGAAAAGAATTAATATTAATATGTGAAGATTCAGATATACCTATACAAAAACTTACATTTGGTAATCTTTTAATAGAGGAATTAAAAGATAAAGAAAAGAAAAAAACTTTAGAAATGACAGAATTCAGGTGTAAATAAAATGAGTATAGCATATAAAATAATTCCATATATAAGAATGCAATTTACAGCTTTGGACGTTTTGGATACTGCATCAGAAATATTAAACATATCTAGCAGAAATGTAACTGATTTAAAAGCTAAGGAAGTATTGGAAGTGAATGTAACATGAACATAACAAAAAAAGAATTCAAAGAATTAATTAAAGAAACTTTAATGGAAATACTAAAAGAAGGAATGGTAGATGATATTAAAATAGGAGAAGATCCTATATTCATTAGACCTTCATACATAGATTTTAGTGGTGGAAAGATTAGAAATTTAGGTGGAGCAACATTTGGAACTGGTGTAAATTTATATGGAGTAGGAACAAGTACCTTAAGAACAGATAAAGATTTTCTTGTTGGTGATTCAGCATATAATATCAGATTAAATGAAACTAGTCCAATTATACATTTCGGAAATAGAAGTAATATTTGGGATGTAAATCTATATAGATTTGGAAATAACACACTTGCAACTTCTGATAATTTTTATGTTGCTCAAAATTTAATAGTTAAAGGAACATATCCAACAAACGGAGGAGCAGGAGTAGGATCATTATCAGATTTAAGTATAGACGTAAACAAAGATTGGGAAGGATATAATATAACTAATCTTGGAACTTTAGAATTTGGCTCAGTAGATGTAAATTTATATAGATTCGTAGATGTACTTAGAACTGATAGTGACTTAAGTATTGGAGATGTCAATGCTAATGTTGTAGTAAGCTCTTCAGAACAAAAAATATGGTTTGGTGATAGAGCATCTGTTCTTGATACTAATATTTATAGATTTTCTGCTAATATTCTTAGAACAGATGATGCATTTCAAGCAGGAAATACAGATTATAATTTATATTTTGGTAGAACTGCTTCATCAATTGGATTTGGTGATAGATCAAGTCAATGGGATGCTCATATAAAAAGATTAGGCGAGGGATCATTAGAAGTAAGTGAAATGTTAAAAATTGAGAGAGAAGGAATTGGTCCATTTACTGCACTACAAATAGGATTAACAGGACAAGCAGTTCCTCCATTTCAAATTAATATATTCTCAGTATTGGCATGGGGAGATGGAGATAATCTAGCAGATGTTAATTTATACAGAATGGGAGTAAACACATTAAGAACAGATGATAATATGTTCATTGGTGGTAGTTTAATTGTCTACACAATGAAAAGAGGAGTAAATTTATTAGCAAATGGAGATACATTAGATACAGAATTAGGAACATTACCTAGTAAAGTTATTTTAAATGCTAGAAGTAGTATTCCAATAGAAATTAGTTGGAACACATTAGGTTTAAATGGTAGCATTATAGTGTATCATATTGCAGGAGAAAGCTTAGAAATTAGCTGGATGGCTGAGGTATAATTATGGGATATGGAATAATTAAATCAGAATCTTCATGGATTATACATAAGGAAAATTCTAAATATTACGCTAAATCTGGAGATAGTGGTAAAGTAGAATACAAGGGAACTATATTTTCAGGTATAATAAATTCTATTGCTACTTCTTTTTCTGAAGGTGGGCATATACACCTTAGAAAAGTAGAACAAAATGATCCATATATGGTCAGTACTCCTATGACAATAGTAGATGCAGTAAGAATAACTGGTGAAGGAATGGAGAATACATTTTTAAAAATGGAAAATAATGCAAATTGCAATATGTTTGAATATACTTTAGCTACAGCAATTTATTGTTTTACGTTAGAAGGTATGACAATTATTGGTAACGGAGTAAATCAAACAAGTGGAAATATAGTATATGATAAGTTAGGTGGATTAAAAGATATTTATATAAATGATGTTTTTTTTGATAAAGCAAGAGAATGTTTAATAAGAGAAGATAATATAGCATGGGCTTGGAGAATAACAAATAATATATTTGAGCATTCCTCCTTTTCTACTAGTGCATATGGAGTCAGAATAGATGGAGGAAGTGATGTGAGAATTATAGGAAATAAATTTTTGTATAATCATCATGGTCTTGGTATGTTTGCTGGTGATTCAGCAGTTATAGGAAATTATTTTTATAAAAATAGAGGTAGAGGACTGACATTAGCTAATTCTTCAAGAAATAGTATTATAGGAAATGTTTTCAGCAATAGTAGTTGGGATAATAGTGGTGTATATTCTGATATTCATTTAGATGCAAATAATAGAAATAATGTAATTTCAGGAAATGTTTTCTATAGTCCAATTGCTGATCATAATGTAAGATTTTTTTATACTGGTCATTCACTTAATCTTATTTCATCGAATGAATTTATAAAAAATTTAAATGGTGCAATAGAAGTAATTGGTCCTATTGATGCTAGAATATATAATAATATAGGATTTAATCCAGTTGGTCTTATATCTACTCCATTCTCAGATAGTAGCATTCCATATGGAATAAACTTAATAGGTACAAATACTGTTCCTACTGCTGATAGAACATATGAAATACAACATATAGATTCTTACATAACATCAATAGGAGGAACTGGTGTAAGTATAACAGTAATGGATTATAACGACAATACAATTGTAAAAGACTTAACAAGTGCTGTTATGATGTATTTACCAATGGGTTATAAAATACACTTTGGTTCATTTTCTGTTGCACCTACAGTAATAGTAGCAGGTAATTAAAATGAGTGAATTTAATAAAGGAAAAATACCAAGTTCAAAGGAAGGATTAGATGCTGTTATAGATCATGGATTAGAAAAATCATTTACTTTTATCATTAGAAGAAATGGATCGAACTTTGAAGCAATACATGGTCATGAATCCGAACAAGCAGGAAAGATTTACTCAACAGCAACTAGTACAGATTTTAAAGATACTATGCGTAAAACTATTAAGAAAATTCATGATATATCAAATTCATGGGCATTAGAACAAAGTTCACCAGTTCATACATTTGGTATTTTCATGTATGTATGGTATGATGGAACTACATATCATGGATATTACACTTACACTTATAACACTAAATTTGCTATTGGTCATTGTACCTCTAGTAATGGTGTAGATTGGACAAATGATACAGTTAATAATCCAGTATTAGAAGCTGGAGCTAGTGGATGGGATCAAGATGGTGTTGCTGTAATGGTTCCTTGGAAAGAAGGAACAGATTGGTATGCTCTTTATAGAGGATCATCTGGTGGAGCACATAAAATAGGATTAGTTATTTCATCTGATGGAGTAAATTGGTCAAAGTCTGGAAGTAATCCAGTTATAGATGAAACTGGATGTCAAGATCCAAGTGGTATTATAAAAGTAGGTTCTACATATTATCTATTTGCAAATTCTGTTGGTGGAGACAGAAGTATTTGGTTATTAACTTGTACAAATTTAATAGATTGGACTTTACAAGAACCTGCTCCTTTATTTGATGGTAGAAGATTTTGTTCCCACCCATTCAAATATAATGGTATTTATTATTTATTAGTTAGTAGATATTATGATTCTGGACATGAAGGTGTTTATGAATTATGGAAAGATAATAATCCAGAATTTTATCCAAGTTCTAGGGAATTTCTTGGTATTGCACATTATTGTACAAGTGGTTGGATAGATACACCTTCAATCATAACTGACACTATAAATAGAGATACGTTTCCAAATAATAAATTAGAAGTTTATGTTGCCTATTCTTCTGAAGGTAATGGTCAACCTATGTTAATAATAGAAGATAATATTGCTAATGCTATTGCTAGTACTGATATGCCTGAGAAAGGTAAAATATTTATAAATTATGATAGTTATTCTGTAACACCAGATAGTGCTACCAAACCAATATTTGAAGTACAATATGGACTAATAATAGAATCAGAGTTTGCAACTATAAAATTAGTTGATAGCTACAATAGTACAGTAACATTCTTTATTTCTATAAGTGATGACTCTATAATGTACAATCTAGTTATTGATGGTAATAGAGATAATAATACTGGTGTACAATATGGTGTTTGTGTTAGTTCTGAAGCTACACTTGATAATTGTAGAATTAGAAAATGGAATAATGATGGTACTTATAGAATGGCAGGGACTCTATTAAAATGTAAATTTTCATTTTGTGGTGGAAGAGGAGTTATAGTAAGTAAGTATGGTGTTGCTGAAGGATGTGAGAGTTATGCTAATGATGAACATGGGTTTGAAATAGAAGGAGAATATGGATATGTTATTGATGCTAATGCACACCATAATACTCAATATGGATGTTATGCTAATGCTATAAATGGATTTGTTTCTGGTAGATTTTGGAAGAATACTCTATATGGTATTTTAGCTAATGATTACATTAAACTTGATATAATATCTTATAAAAATGCTAATGATGGAGTTTATGTTGATAGTTATTGTAGTGGTAAGATTGTTTCTTATGGTAATGCTTTAAGAGGAGTAGAGATTAATGGTTCTAATAATGAATTAGACATTATATCACATGGAAATACTCAAATTGGTATTATGTTTACTTCAGGTGGAGATTCTAATAACGTAAGAGGATTTACTTATGATCATTTTAGTCATTATGGATTTGGTGTTGATGGAGATGATAACGTATTAGAGATTAAGGTACTTAATTGTGAATATAACAACTATGGTTGTTATATTGGCGGAGATAGAAACATTTTAAGAAATACAAGTATATCAGAAGGAACAATGACTCAAAATTATGGTCTTTATATTCTATCAGCAGCAGATGAAACACTAATAGAGCATAATGTTTTTACTGGTACTTGGGCTTCTGCAATTAGAGATTTAGGTACTAATACAAAGATAAGACATAATGAAGGATATGATACAGAAAATTATCTTACCAATAAAACTGTTAATTCTACAGAAACTACAATTGCACATGAATTAGAAAAGACACCAACTAAAATAAATATATTAAAAACAAGTGATGGGAGAATATGGCGTAGTTCAGCTTCTGATGCTACAAACATATATCTAACAGCAGATTTAGATGGAAGAACATGTGATATAGAAGTATTGTATGATATTTAATCTATCGTTTAGAATATTTTTCTACCCATTGTTGATATCCACTTTTCTTTTTCTTTCTACTGGAGAATTTCTTATAATATATATCATCTGTTAAATACTGAGTTTTATAATCTTTACATGCTAACATAAGAGCATCTACGAAATCATCTCCACCTTTAGTTTCATAGGTGTATTGCCTTATTTGCCATATTAATCTAATATATTCTTCTGGTATTTTTATAACTCCATTCTCAAATAATGAAGTAAGATTAGCTTGTAGCAATCCTTTCTCTCCTTTAAATGATACTTCAAATAACGGAACTGATCTTTTCCTTAGCAAGGCATTCATATGTTTATTATGACTATCACTAAATATTCTTTCTACATTATAATTTCTAACTAAAGTTTGTATAGTGTCACACATCTTCTCTGGATCTTCTCTAAGGTAATCTTTATAGTAAAATACTCTTATTTGTCTATCATTTCTTTGAATAATAACTAAAGCAGTAGGATCAGGAGCAAATCCCCAATCTAATCCCATAACAGTATATCCAAATTCTTTATTGTATACATATATAGGATTTCCTTTAGTTGCATCCTTTAAATCTTCTATATTTATCATAGTTCCCATAAGTGGATATGGCTTACCCAATATGAAAATATCATAATACATTTTACCTTTCTTCTTAGCTTCTTCTATAACTTCTTCAGTATATAGAGGACAAGCTAAAGCACTCCAACTTCTTCTTAGCCAATTATTGTACTTTTTATGATCTTCCCACATAGTAACAAATTTACTCATGTAATTATGAGGAGTAGAAGATAGAATTATTCTACCTGCACTTTTTCCATTATGTAGAGATGTACCAACTACTCTTATACTATCATCTATAAGATCTCCACCTGCCTCTACAGCTTCATCTATTATAAGTAAATCACTATGTTGTCCATAAATTGAATTACCAGACCATAGAGTTTTACCATTTCTTCTAATGAACAGAGTGTTATTTGGAACCTCAAGACACCATATTTTTCCATTATAATTTACTACCTCTTTTTGTCCTTTATAATATGAATTTTTGTGTCTATGTAGATAAATCTTAAAATGTTTAGAACATTTATTTCCATATTTATTTGTTCTTTCCTCAATTAAAGAATATGAATTACCTATCCCTAACTTAAGAGCTACTTCCATAACATCATCTCTTAATTGTTCTGAAACAGTAGAATACCATCTTTGTTTTTCATTAGTTACTCCATCACCTAGCATTAAAGCATCTAAAAGTATTTCAAGATATATAGTATCCAATTCTTTTATTTCTTTAGGTATCTTCTTATTATAAGAACCCATTGTTGGATATAGGAAATGACCAAGCTGTGAGGAATTAATAGAAAATTCCTGTTCTTTATATATTGAATATGAGAACGGAAGCTTATCTAAACATTTTTTAATTTTCTCAAATTTATTATGATTTATTAACTTAGATTGTGAAATTATAGTATGGCATTTATCCTTTTTTACACTTCCTTCAGAAAGATAATAACCAAGAAACTCTACCCATATTTCCATTGGTATTTTTTTCTTTGAGAATTCTTCAATATAAGTTCCATGATCGGCAGAGTACGAAGGTATAATAAAATATTCTCTCTTCTTTCCCTTCCATTTAGCAGTTCTTTTAAATTTAGCACCTATTGGAAGACTATTAGCTTCAATTAACTCAAAGTTATCAGAATGATTTCTAGCAACTAACATTTTATGATTACATGTAACAAGAATATCCATAGTTCTATTTTTTATTTTGAGCATTTGTCCATCATAATTATAAGAAAAATATTTTATTGGTACTTGCCATTCTAGAAATCCTTCTTTATTTAATGTAGCTACACACTCTCCCATTTTTAAATCATTATATTTTTTAAATCCACTTTTAGTTAATATTTCAGTTTTTTCATCATAGCACTTCCAAGATGCAGGAAGAGCCTTTATGAAAGAACCATCTTTAAATGTTGTATTAGTTTTAAGAGGTTCACCTTTTACTAATTTACTTATTAAATCATTACTCTCTATCCAAGTCTTTAGATAATCATATAATATCCTAGATTGTTCTTGAGATCCAGACTCTATAATTACAGAATATGATCTTCCCATTATCATTGGACCTAATATAGTAGGAGACCATAATCCTATATCTGCTAATAATCTAGTTTTACCAGTATTTCCACCAGCAGTTATTAGGAATCTTAATTTATTTAAGTCAGGCATTTCTTTCAATATCTGTTCCTGATATTTAAATGGAGGATCTCCAGTTACATCAGTAAAAAATACTACAGGATCTCTCCATTTCAATAAAGTTAATCTCTCTTGTAGTGTTAATCCTACTGGTAATTTTATATTAATCATTTCTCTCTTTGTTCCCATGCTTTAGAAAATTTGAATATGTAAATGTCTGGTATTTCAGCTTCTATTAAACATTCTATTACTTGATCATATAATCTATCTTTATCTATCTGTGGTCCCATATCTAATTGTTCTTCATGTTCTAATATTAATTTGTATATCTGTCTAATCTCAGATAGTCCTCTAAACAATACTTCAAGATATTGTCTATCCGTTTCATCACTTAAATTTTCTATTTTATTTTGTAAGAAGGATTGTAAGGGTTCTAGAGTCATTCTAAGGTTTTTAGATATTTCTATAGTCTTGTCTATTTCTTCCTTCATCTTTACTACTTGCAAATCACTAAATTCTTTACCAGCTTCTATAATAGCTTTTACATGAAGCTTCATATGTCTTCTAAAGCTATCATAAGGTAAGTCTTCATTCTTTTGTATTTTAGCATATTTCCATAATTCAGTATAGCTATATTTATCCTCTAAATATAATTTCTCGTACTCATGTACGTTAGGAGAAACACATATTTTACAAATTGCCATAAGAATAATCCTCTACTTCATGTATGTACATCATTTATAAATATATTCCTATACTGTTTCTAACAGTAGAAGAAGAAAAACATTAAATTCTGATTATGTATAGTATAACTAAGTTGGCTTTCTACATTCTGTCTAGAATAGCATTTGAATTTTAGGCTATACATACATATCCTCTCTAGATAGAAAAAAGAGTTAGATAGATAGAAATAGATAGCTCTCTAGAAAAATCTAGAGAACTAGAGGTTTAATTTCCTCAAGACCTTTAGCCTTTAGATATTTCCGATATATTGCGAATAGGTCTTTAGAGGTCTTAATTTGTCCTTTTTTGAAAGCTCTGTAAACCCATCTCTTAAAGCTGAATACATGCTCAATTTTTTGTTTATGTTGTTGTGTTCTAAGTGAGACTCCATGATAAGAGACACCAAAACCAAATAAGAAACTTTTATCATGGTAGATTTGATTTTTGTCTATTCCAATTTTCTCCACAAAATCATTTATGATTCGTTTAAGACCTTTAGACTTATGAGGTATGAAACTAAAGAAGCCTTTCTTAGCTCTCCAATTATACAGAGTTACAAAATCTATTTCAAGTTTAACATTTTTCCTCACAAACATATATCTTGTCTTGTGTTGCTCTCTTACTGCAAGGCTTGAGATGTCTATATACCATACTCCTAAAGGCTTTTCTTGTTTTGGTTGAATAGGCTTAAACCTCTTATCATGTCTCCAAGCTTCAGAGGTTTTTTCTATTGTGTTGTTCAAGCTCTTCACCTTTTTTTGTTAGACAATATACATTCAAGAAGCTTAAACCTTATGAACAAAAAACCTTAAAGAATGATATTATCTTTAACACCATTTTTGAGGTTTTCCTTTAAACTTAACTGATTCATGTTGCACAATCCGTTTTTATTCAGCTTGGGCAGACTTTACAAAAATAGAGAGTTGAGATTAAGCTCTGAGGTTTTGCTTAATCTCTTAATATGGTTGTCAAATAGCACACACACAAGACAACCACAATAACGCAGAGCATTAGGTTAAACCCTACGTCAAACATTTTTATCACAAGAGAAGAAAAAGCTCTCCATCCACTTAACCCTTATGAAACCAAAATCTGAATTTAGAAAACATGAAGAGAAGAGTATAATAACAATATGGGTTTTTTGGGCTTGGATTTTGTGATATATGATGATTAAAACTGTTATAGGAAAAAGGATTTTACGATTTGTTCTGATGGTTTTGGAAATCAGAAAAAAAAGAGAGTATGGTTAAGCTTACCATTTAACCTTTATTTCTTCGCCTCGTTCTCTAAGTTGGT